AGCAGGCCGATCGCACGCACTTCGCGCTTGCGAATACCTCTCTGACCGTCCGTAGACCACGAGTCTCCACCGTCTCGCTTGATGGCGAAGGCGAAACTTGATCCGACGACTGTCCTATCCTTCACCCACTCGATAACGTCGCGGCCGATGGAGGTGTTTTCGTTCGGCGTGATCTCATAACGAAGACCATACGGGTCTTTCGTGAGCTTCATCGTGCCGTTTCCGGTTCGGCCAAGGAGCAGATTGCGGTCGTGATTGAACACGCCGATCACATCCGGCCCCTCGGCGAGCACTTCGTCGAACGCATTCTCATGAATCGTCTCGACGAACCCACCCAGGTTGCGACTTTCGGAGTTAAAGACGGCAGCGTAGCCCGCGATCACAGGCTTCCGCTCGCCATTGCCCGTGTCTCGGTACTCAACCGTAGCGTCCGAGACCGTCGTGCGCCGCTCAATTTCATTGCTCATGCCGTCACCTGATTCGCGAGGTAGTTTTCCACACCGATCTGCTCGATAATCTTCCGAATGGCTTCAATGCCGGCCATCGAATCTTCGCTGCCACGGCGAAGCTTCATGAAAATCTTTGCCGTGACTGAGTCGCCAACCGCGATGCACGTCACAAAGCCGGCCCGCTCGACCTCCGCGGCCGTCACGTCGGCGTCGTAGTTCACGTCAAGGATGGATTCAAAGTCGTGCCGGGGCAGTTCGGGCTCGTCGTGCGTCGGCGACGGCTGGACATCGAAGAACTCAAGTCGTTCGGAGAGTTTCTTGATGTGCCCGCGTTCCTCGGCCGCATAGGACGCCCAGGTCTCGCCCAGCTTCCCGTAGCCCCAGCGGGTCAGGTGAACTGACTGAAGCTCATACATCTCGGCCTGCGAAAAGTGCAGGGCAAGGGAAGCCTGCAATGCGTCGACAACGCCTTCAAGTGGCTGCGGCATCGGTTGTCAGGTGCTTGTCGCACCAGCCTTCTGTGACTGTTTCGTACTTCTGACCGCTGCGATGGCACTCAAGCAAGAGTTCCCGCGAGCGGTTCACCCAATCCCCAACAAACTTGTCGATGTCTCGTCCAGTGGCCTCTGCGGCCTCGCGAAGTTCTTCTCGCATCCGCTGGCTCGTCTGATCGAACCACGTTGCGATCTTCTCGGGCTTGCTGCGGCGCTCGAGAACGCCGTCAGCTTCGACGGCGGCGAGACGGCGAAGGTTCGTCTTGAACAGCACCTCGGCACCGGCGACCTGTCGGGCATCCTCGGCAGCCGCGGGGGTGTCGGCGGCGGCCGGCTCGGGCGTGTCGGCCACGCCGGCCGGCGGAGCTGGCGAAGATTCGGTCTGCTTCTGCCCCGTGGGGTTGTCGGCGGTGAACGCCTCGAGCAACTGCATATTTACCTGAATGAACCGCTTCTTGCCCTGCCCGTCGGGCAGCGGGTTGTAGCCAATCTGCGAGCGAATTTCGTCGATGTCCAAGGCACCGAGGTTCGCCATCTCCCGCAGGAACTGCGAACGCGCGGCGTAGTCACCGACCATCAAGGCGTTCGTGTCGAACTGGCAGAAATACTGCTTGTCGTCGACTACGAGATCGCGGCGGCACGCCATTTCCCATCGGCGGCACCACGGGATCAAGCTGAACGTGACGAAGTCGATGGCCGACTGTTCCACAGTCGAGAAACGAACATTCGACAAATCACCGATAAGGTGGCCTGGGACGCGGTAGGCACGCGAGACCTCCTCGCATTGGTACCGGCGAGTCTCAACGAGCATAGACGTATCGTTACGCTGCTCGATCTGCTTGCGGTGGAAGCCGAACGGCATGACAACGGTTTTGTATGCGTTCATCGGCCCCTGATGGGCGTCGTTCCACTGCTCTCTGAACCGGGCCAGCACCTCTGGCTTGTGGGGCTGGTCGGTTTCGATGTAAGTGCCGGGCTGTCCGTTGTTCCCGAAGAATGCACCCGAGTGCAGCTCGGTCGCTCGGGCCAGACCGATCGCGTCTCGGGACAGGGTCGTTGGTACAAAGCCTGTCACCCCGTCTGACGAGAGCCACCGCAAATGAAAAATCTCGTCCTGCCGATACTCAGTGACCTCGATCTTGGGCTGAACCGGCGTCGTCGGTTCGGTGTAGTAATACCGGAGCTTGCCGTTGGTGAGCCGCTTGACCTCCATCCGCGAAGGATGCAGCGGGATAAGCTCGGTCACGCCGCCCTGCCGGCCGCCCTTGATGTGAGCGTAGGCGTTGCCCCAGAGCAGGAGCCAGCTTTGCATCAACTCGCGGAACTCGAAGCCCGTCATCCACGAGTTGGGCTGATAGCAGATGACCTCGTGGAGATGCTGCTCTTCGGCGATTTCCTTGCCGCCGCCGGGTAGGCGGCGGTAGACGTTGAAGGGGAGGCTGGCGATCGACTCCGACAGTACGCGAACGCAGGCGAGAACAGCCGTGCATTCCAGGGCCGTCTCGGGCGAGACCGTGACGCCCGATGCCGTGCGTCTGGTATTGGAAATCTCCTCGAAGATGCGGGACAGATTGCCGCGAAGCTCAATCAGATCGGAGACTTCTTCGTCAATCTTATCCACGTTCAAAGCACCATGAGGGTTGGTTCGTCGGTGTTGCCGTGGTTCTCGCTGCTGGAGATACCGAGGGCCATGATCAGAGAGACCGCGCCGTCGATGCGGGCCGTCGAGTGTGAGTGTTTTTTAGTAGGCTTTATGTTCCCGGCATCGTCGATCTTGACTTGAACATTCGACATCTGCCACGCCAGAACGGGGTTGCCAGCGTGTCTCAGCCTTTTGCCGACGACGAGTGTCTCGAGCAGCTTGCTCGGCGCGCTCATGCTGGCAAAGCCCTGTCCAAACGGCTTAACGTCGATTCCCTCCGCTACCAGTTGCGTCGTCAGATGCACCGCGTTCCAGCGGTCAATGGCGATGCCGCGAACTACATTCTTCTCGCAAAACGAGAGAATGTAATCTCGGACTGTGTCGTAGCAAGTGATATCACCATCCGTCATTCTAACAAAACCAGCGTCCGCCCAGGCTTGATACGGCACTCGGTCTTCCTTCGACCGCTTGTGCGCGTTCTCCTCGGGGATGAAGAAGTGGGCGTGAACGTCATACGTTCCATCGGCGTCGGGCCAGACCGCCACGAACGCCGTCGTATCGAATGTGCTGGCGAGGTCAACGCCGCACCAGCATGGCCGCCCTGCCGTCGGCCGCAGCGGCTCGTTGTTGGCGTCCCAGGCACCATGCCTGATCCACTTGGTTTCGGAACGCTGGAATAAATTCAAATGGAGCGTCTTGAAAACAGTCTCGTCTGCCGGCGAGTCCTTCGCCTTCTGTGCGAATTGATGGAAATACTCGGGTTTCAGCGTAATTCCGTAGTTCGGATTCGCCTTCTTCCACGTCTCCTCGACGAACGGGTCGTCCTCGGGATCGGCGGCGTAGATGCACGGCAGGAACGAGTCGTCCTTCAGAACCCCATCGCGAATCTTCACTGCCCGCTGCCAGTCCTTGTAGCACGGGCCGTCCATGTCGGTGCCGGCCGTCGTGATGTAGATGGTGAGCGGCTGGCTCCTGGCTCCAGTACCCGTTTCCAATACATCGACCAGCTCGCGGTCGGGAAAGACGTGATATTCGTCGACCAGCACGCAACTCGGGTTGTAACCGTGTTTCGTGCCGGCCTCGCTGGAGATACAGAGCATCGTCGAGTTCTTTTCGGGGAACACGATGCTGTTGCGGTATATCTTGCACCGCTTCGCCAGCGATGGGCAGCTTTCGACGAACTGCTTCGCCGCGGTATGGAGCAGCGCCGCCTGAGAGCGGTCGCCGGCCGCGACGATCACCTCGGCCCCCTCGTCATCGCAGCACAACATGAACAATCCAACCGCTGCGGAAATCGCGGATTTTCCGTTCTTGCGGGGCAAGGCGAGCAGGCTTGTTCGATATTGGCGAAGACCGTCGGCCTTCTTCGTGTTGAAGAGTTTGTCGAGGTACTCGTCCTGCCAGGGTTGCAGGACAAATGGCTGCCCCGCAAAGTCACCTCGACTGTGCTTCAGTAAGCCGATGAAATCGCGGATATCAACCACGCTTGGCTAGAAGAGCGTCCATTGGGTCTTGCACGACCTTCTCGGCGTGATAGCCCATTCGGGTGCGATCGGCTGGCGTCAGGCCGAGGACAGTCTCAAGCTGCCGGAGTTGCTCGTGGCAGTGATTGCTCTGGGACTGCCACTTGTTCGGGCGGCTGAAGCGGAGGGAGCCGTCGGGTGCCGTCACCTCGACCCACCCCGAGTCCAGCTTGGCAAGCTGCATCTCGGCGTCTCGCCAGCGATCCCAGATGATCGAGTATCGCGAGATCACTTCGACATCGCTCTCGGCCAGCGTGCCCATCCTTTGGGTGTAGCCGCAGACGAGGCTGAACATCTCCCTGGCTGCCGGCCGCATCCATGACGGAGGGGCGGGCAGCGAGGACAAGGGTGTGCCTAACTCCTCGCGGTAGTTGGCTTCCTCGGAGCCTCGCAGCTTGAGGAGATGCTTCGGCGTTGGTGCTGGGCCGCGTGCCATGCCTAAGAGTATTGCACAGTAGGTAAGGGCCCCGCAAAGGAGTCGGATTTCTTGATGTTGCACGCCCAGCAGGCGGCCTGGACATTGTCGGGTCTATGGCCTGGGCCGGAGGGGCCGTAAGACAGGGGCACGATGTGGTCGATCGTGGGGCTGCGTGGGTGCGGAGTCTCGCTGCCATCGATCTTCGTCCATTTGGAGAGCAGCTCACACTGGCATATCTGGCACGTCCAGTTGTCGCGATGAAGTATCGACTTCGCTGGAAACGATTCGTAGTGGCAGCCGTATTTAATGCACCTACGTTTGTGTCCGCCAGAATTGATTCCGACATTCAGCGGCGTGCATGTGTCGTTACCCCACGAGCTGAACCAGACGGCGATCTGCTCGTCAAGCGTAGCTCCAGGCCGGCTCGTCAGCCTAGCGCATGGAAGGCGAAGTCGCCTCGCCTCGAAGGCACATTCTCTGGAGCAGTATTTGCCAGCGTTTCGCCCAGATGTGCGCTTTCGGAATGGCTTTTGACAACAGAGGCACTGCCGCCGCTTCGCCCGCCTTTTGGATGCCTCCGCTCGCTTTCCCTGGGCCTCCGAGATGGCTTTTTCAGCGCAGGGCCGCGAACAGAACAGGCTTCTTGACCGGCCTGGGATAAAGGCTTTGCCGCAGCACTTGCACGCTTTTTCGGCGAATCGACTGGGGTATCGGCATTTCTCGCTACAGAACATCGAGTTGATTAACCCGACGAAGCTCACGCCGCATCCGCAGCACGTCCGATCGTGAACCCTCTTCTTCCGCTTCGCTGCACGGCGGCACGCTTCAGAGCAGTACCTTCGCGACCGCCCACTCGCTCGCGAGTCCTGCGGAACGCCGGCACCGCAGGAGACGCACGCAACAGTCGCTGGCTTTAGCGGCCTCCCCTCGGCGGCTCGCTGGCAGCGACGAGAACAGTATTTTCTCGGCTTAACGCCGAGCGAGGGGGGGAGCGACGACCCGCAAACAACGCAGCATTTGCCATCCTTGGCGTTTTCTCCGGCGTCTCCACGCACCCACACAGTCTACCGCACAAGACATTTTCTCCAAATCGTCGGGCTGCGGAGGCGACCAGCAAAAATAGTACGCCCCCCGGCGTGCCTTCTCCTTAGGACATGCGGTCTGCCCTGCGCCACCCCTCGACCGGGCACCCCCCATTGGGGGGTGCCGCTGACGGGCCACCCCCTGCGCTGTGTCTCCCGCCGAATTCCGTCAAGAATCAAGCAGCGCATGCCGAATCAATAACCTAGGCTTGACGCACACTGTGCGTCTGCTAATATCTGTGCATGCGGGCCGCGCGGCCCGCGATCACCAACGAAGAGAGAAGACGATGAAAACCGCGAATGCCCCTAGCGTCTTAGGTACCTTTTCCAAAGCTATCCCAACTGCGCGAAGCTTGAATTTCGGTCTATCGGGGGGCGCAAACTGTGAAACTAGTTGTCGCCACCACCCGATTCATTATTCGGGCGCATTGTCGCACGATGGTCAATGCTATGCCTATGTAGTGGAAGGTAGGAACGATAGGGTACAACTCGCCGACAAGTTGGGCAGGCATGAGACGATGAAAGCCTCCGAAATCGTCGGGATGGCTTTGGTTGAGTTGTCGCGTCTCAAGCTATACGGAAAAGACTTGCCCCCTTGGTTTCGATTCTCAACCAACGGCGCAATACCGACTAAAGAGGCTGCGCTTGCCGACCGTCGGTTTATTCCACTACTCCGCGAACTACTGAAATTCTGCGTTGCCAACGCTATGAAAGTACACTTGCCCGTAGAGTCTGCCGAAAAGGCTGCGTTTTATCGCGAAGTTATTGGTGATCTCGTTACCATTCGCGAGTCTATTCAGACGCACGATATGAATCCCGACACTATCGCCACCCATGCGATACCTTTGGGCGCATCGTCTTTCACCGCTGGTGAAAATGTCGGCAAGGGGCCGCACAAGCGTAATCGTATCCTAGCCGCCGCCGCCGCCGCCGCCGCCGCATGGGCAATGCGAACGGGTCGAAAAACCATCGTCTGCCCCGCCGTCAGAGTGTCTTTCCTATCGCGTTACAAAAATGGAAAAACACGCGAAGAGAACATTGCATGGCGTGAACGCGCGAAGTGTGGCCTCTGCCCCGCGTGCGCCTTGCCGAATGTTGACGTAGTGTATCCAGCCCATTGATTGAACCACCACCACCACCAACGAAGAGGGTAAAGCCATGCGCGAACGGTTCAATGTAGTTTTGTGGGAAAAGAGAATGCGACAAGCCATCGCCGATAGGAATGGCGATAGGCTTGCAAGCCTCATGTATGAGAACGATAGGAACGGAGTCTTTTCGTATGATGATTCATGGGCAGAGGGTTGGGAATACACTCGCGAAGAGTGGATTGTAAGTCTGATCGAATGCGCCGAAACCATGCTGTCGGGAATCAATGACTGACTAGGAACCACCACCAACGAAGAGGGTAACGCAATGACTAACGAAGAGACCGCAATGATTGAGCGCATTGAGCAGGCGATAGAAGACCGCGACCCGCGTCGCATGCGGGAAGCTATCGCCGAATGGGACGGCAAGCCCACTATGTCGGCGAAACAGTTTCGCGATACATTCCAAGGCGCGCGCCGCCGCGAATGGATCGACTACTTAATTGAGGAATGCGAAGAGGTAGTCGGCATGATAAAAACCAACGATGCCGATGACTACTGGGCGACGCGCGGCCGCATTTAATTTCATCACCAACGAAGAGGGCAGGCGCATGCGCCTGCCCTCTTCTCCTGCGCGGTGGTGTGCGTCTGCTCCTGCCTAGCCGTAGGCGGTGGTGTGCGTCTGCTCCTGCCCCCGACCGTGGCAACGAGCACCGCGCCCCCCGAACATGGGAACCAGCGCACCAGGCGAGCACCCCCGAACGTGGCAACGAGCTGCCACCCCCGAACGTGGGAACCAGCAGCCGCCGGGCGATCACCCCCGAACATGGAAACGCGCGGCCCGGCCGTGGAAACGAGCAGCCCCCGAACGTGGAAACTCGGGGGTATCACGAGCCGGCCGGCCGCCTTATCGGCCCTCCTGGGGCATCCTATAGCTGCCATTCTGGCGAAAACTGCCCCCGACCGTGGAAACGGTGGCCGACCGTGGAAACGATGCGCAGCCCCCGACCATGAAAAAAATTGTCGCCATCGGGGAGGCTCGAGGTTAGCCCCGACCGACGAATTTTCTCACACTACCAACTGTCCAGGCGGCCCCCGACTGTGGAAAAACACGCTGAGAAAAGAAAAAAAGATTTTAGGCTTGACTCACACCATGCCGACTGTATGCTTGGGTGATCACGCGGCGACGATTCGCCCGGTTGAACAGGTGACACGAAAAGGAGACGAGCGATGACGGCAACGGAGACAAGGGTATGGGAAGTGATTCGCGGCTTCGGCCCAATCGATGAGGGGCGTGAAAAGTGTTTCGACGTTGAACGTCTCAAGCGCAGGTTCACCAGCGAAGCCGATGCTGTGGCATTCGCTGAGTCGCACTACGATGCACGGGTCGGCAAGCTTATGCGGCGCATGCCCGACTGGTGGCAATCGTTCTTCGTGATCGTGCGGCCCGCGAAGGCCACCGTGCCGACGGCTGCGGGTCTCGCGCTGGTATTCGACCGTCGCCTGCGTGACGATATCGGCAGTGATGCCTATGCGGAGGTGATCCGTCGCAATCGCACCCCCGACTATGAGCGGGCCTGCGCATCGCACGACTTCTGCGATGCGAACGTGACGATGATCGAAGCCATGATGGAATTCGGCATCACCCCCGACGATGACTTCGGCCATGCCCTGTTCAATGCAGCATGGGATGCATGGCGCGAGAAGACGAAGTAATTCACCCCCGACCGTAACAACCACCAACGACCACCCCCGAACGGAGAAACGAGACATGATCACGATGCTTGGACTGGAAACCCGCAGTTATACCTTCAAAGCATTCGGTGCGACCGAAGGCGATGCGCTGCGTGAACTGTGGGCAGCATGGAAGAGGCATGTGAAGCAGTGCAACATCAGTCTGGCCGACTCATGCTTCCCGACGATTGACCACATGAAACTTGAGGGCATCAGCATCATCAAAATCTACAAGCTGCCCCTCTGCCTGCGGGACGGCGAGACGATCTGACCCCCGACCGTAACAACCACCACCACCCCCGAACGGAGAAACGAGCGATGAACGATACGACATGGTATTCGGTTTATGAGCATAAGGATGCGAGCGGATACGATTCGGACTATATGCCATTCAACACGAAGGAAGAGGCAATCGCAGACGCGAAGTCTAACCTAGAATTCGCTGGCGGCATCGGCGGCGAGATTTTCGTGATCCCCGTGCCGACCGAATGGTACGCATCGCTGCCCGAAGATGCCGAATGGTCTCTGTGGGATGAGATGGAGCGAATCCCTGCCAGTGATTACATCTGGATTCACTGCGGCATGGAACGGGCAGAAATCCGCGCGGAACACGAAATGCCGCTACCGCAAGAGACCACCGATATCGTGGACGAGATGCTAGACATGGCAGAAATCGTCCATGCGGAGATGAGCGAAATGCTGACGAATGCGGCAGACGAGATCACGCGGCTGCGTGAACAGGTCAACGAGACGCATCGCATCATTCATGAGCAGAATATTGAGATCATCAAGATGATGAGCGCGAAACGGTAACCACCACCCCCGAACGGAGAAACGAGCGATGACGAATCTGACCTTGCAACAGGCCCGCGATGCTGTGCGGCGTGAATATCTTCTCGTTGGCCTGGATGCCGACGTGGAGATCGAAGGGTTCGCCGACATGGATGCCGACCAACTCCGCGACGAGATCACCTACCTTGCCGACTATCAAGGCTAAAGACTACTGTAGACGACTTCAGAACCCCCGACCGACGAAACGATACCACCACCCCCGAACGGAGAAACGAGCGATGCTGACGAAAGATATCAAACTAGGAATGCAGGCCCGCGTGAAGATTGGCGACCGTCTCGCGGTCGTGACCGTGACCAACAAAGCCAACTACAGCGGCGGCCGACGGCAGGAATGGTTCTGCCGAACGCACGATACCGGGCGCATGATCACCGCGACGGCTGCGCGGCTGCGGCCCATGCCCGGAACACCAGAGAATGCGGCGGCGCATGCCCGACGGCTGAAAGCGGCTGAGAAGCGATGCGCGGCGAAGCCGAACGTCTCCACCCCCGAACACACTCCAGTGCTCGTCGCCCCGCAGCCCGTGCCTGGAGTGTTCGCGGTGGCGAATCCCGCCCGCCCGATTGAACGCATGGCCCGGTTCAATCATGAGGGTATCGCCCGGATTCTGGACGGCATCCATGTCGGCGCATCGTGGCGGGACGCCTGCCGCGCCGTCTTCAAGGTGGTCGGCAAGGGCGGGAGGCTGCGAGGGATGCCGCTGCCGATGCGGCGTGGGTGCTGGCAGGCAGTCGCCGAAATCCATGCCGACAACCTCGCGGCGTATCGCGAGGTGATGGGACACAAGCCACTCCCGACCGTGGAAATGATCACGGCTGCGATGCGTGGAGACGAGGCCGCGCGGCGAGCGGTGCTGGCGAGCTGATCGAATGCGATACCCCCTGGTGCGTTACCTGGGGGCCGACCGTGGAAACGATAAACCCGAATAAGGAAACGAGAGATGTACGGAACAGTGAGACTCGAGGCTGGCGGATTTTGTATCGACGATGAGCGTGAAGCGATGGTGCAGGATTTTCTGAACCGCACCGGCATCACCATGCGGGCGACGTTCGTGGAATACGCTCCATTCTTCGATGATGAAGACAAGCCGCGATGCATCTGGAGAGTGTCGATTCGCCTGGATCGTCGCGGATTCTCCGTCCGATTCGGTCAGTCGATCGTCGCCAGCGAACAGGGGCTGCCGCCGACTGCCGCCGATGTTCTCGCCTGCCTGCCGCACAGCGACCCCGGCAGTCTTGAGGAGTTCATCGACGAGTATGGCGAGTGCTGCGCCGACGAGATGCCTATGCGGAAGTATCGCCGAATGGAGCGGGCCTGGAAGGAAACCCGTCGCCAGTGGCGGCAGATCGAACGTGTCTTCGGCAATATCGTCGGCCTTGACGAGCTGGATTCGTTTTAACCCCCGTGCATGAGAACCAATAACCCCCGTAGCAGGAAACGAGAAATGAAACCGATGCTCCCCTGGTGGTCGTGTTCAGCAACGATCCTCGAGTTCGATCCCGTCTTTGGAGAATACGTCGATAACACCATCGATCATGACACGCGGGCCGCGACTGCGGAGGAGGCTGAAGAGGATGCCCGCGAAACGTGGAGCGATCACGGGTACAACCCCGAGCGAGTAAAGGTGCGGAGGGTCGAAGGATGAACGCCTACCAACTCTCCCCCCGCGTGACGCTCCAGCCTGGCGATCGATTCCGCGCGAGCGGCGGCCCCTACTGGAAGTGCGGCAGCGAAACGATACCGATGGCAGCTCGTGGCTTATTCACGCTCGTTGAGGTGCTCCGCAGGAGGAGCCGGGTCTACCTCCTCGCGGTCGGGCGGGAGGGCTACTGCCTCCTGCACGTCGAAGGCAGGAGGAAAAACAAGTCGATGCCGAATCTCGTCTGCCGGCCGTATCGGATTCGGCGGGCGGCCAGCCAGAAAAATCCTTGAGCCCAACGAAAGACCGCTTGACTACTAGCCAATCTTTCTTTAGGATTGCCACAGAACGAGACGATACTAGCAGGGGCCGCGGTGGCCCCGACCGGCGAAACGAGAAAACCCCGACTAGGAGAACGCGACGATGGGAGCCGTGAAACGATTTTACGAAGACTGTGCCGAGGCAGGCCGATGCCCGCTCTCGACGGAGGCTTTCGGATATCTGGACGACCTGGAATGCGAGCGAGATATCGACTGGATCGGCTACTGCGAGCATGACTATGTCGGCCGTGACGGTCGACTGTACGTCGAGGAGTGCATCACGATGGAGTCGGCCCGCCGGCTTATTGCCGAGGGGCTGGCGCACCCCGAGATCGTGAATTTCGTGGAGTGTTTCGGAGATATGTGCGTCTGACGGGATTCCCCGCCGACACGAACGAGTACGAGTTCGTCATTACTTCCAGCCGCATCGTCGGCCAGCTCGTGATGCACGACCATGAGGATGGCACTGCGGAGTATGACACTCCGTTCACGATGACCCTCGCCGGCCTCCACAACTTCCTGCGGCAGTTGCCGCGCCATGCGAATGCGTTTGCTATCGACTGAACCAGACCTAGCACCCGCGCTCGAGGGCCGCCGCCACCCCCGAGCGTGATAACCCCGAGCGGCGAAAGCAGAGGACACGATGAAGACGAAGACCCCAAAGAAGCGGCTGACCGGCAAGGCCGTTGACCGCGAAATCGATGAAGAGCGAGCCCGCCTGCGGAAGTACCTCGCGAAGCTCACGCTGGAGAAGCCAAGGAGCGACGACAGCGGCTATGAGTATCGGCTGCCGCTGACGTTTCGGATGTTCACGATCGTGTATCAGATCGACAAGGCAATGGTCGGCACGCCCGACTACATGGGCATCGCCGGATGGTGGAGCTACGAATACAAATTCGACCTGCGCGAGGCGACGAATAAGGAGCGGAAGAAGGCGCACGACGCCATCCTTGCCGCCGGCCTTCCGTTGGACGGCGAAAGCCAGGAGCACGCCCAGATCGTCGCCTGGGCAACGAACAACGGCAGGATGGCTGCCAAGGCAATGGGCGGCAAGTGGTCGCCGTACCGTGGCCCCCGACCGGCGAAACGAGGTGCGACATGAAGAAAGACGACCGCGTGATGCGGGACTATGTGATGGGTGGCAACTACGTTGGCACCGTCGCGACGATCTGCTCCCTCCGCGAAAACGGGTGGAGCGTCGAAGAGATTGCTGCACAGATGCCGATCATCGGCAAGACTTGTGGCAACGAGGCGATACGGGCAGCCGGCTTGAACGGTGGGCCTCGAGTTAGTTCGCTCTACGAGCACATGAATCTGTTCGGAGAGCAACTGTGTGAGAGACTGCGTGAACTGCGGACGATGGATATTTCCACCAACTAAGGAGACCCCGTACATGAAAAACAGACTCAATCCCTACGAGGCCGGCTGGCTGACATTTCTGGTCAGCTCCGGCATCGCCAGCGAGGCCGACTGCCGTGCCGCGATGAACCGCGTGGCCCAGGAAGCCCTCGACGAGATCAATCGCCTGCGGGCGAAAAAGAAGGCTGGAAAACGTCGCAAGGATCGATAGGCTACTAGCCGATGGTTTGATTAGCTACTAGGAACGATTTCACCTGAAGAAAGGAGGCTCAGAATGAGCCGTTCAGTGGGCGATTCGGTATGGCTCTCGACAACGCACGTCGCGTTTGACGGTGAGGCCAGAGCACACATTGTCCCGGCCACCGTGGCTGGCGTGTTTGAGAACATCGTGATGGTCAAGATGCCGAGCGGTATGGTCACTTCGGCGAGGCAGGGCGTGGATTCGCTCTGCGACAGCGAGGCAGAGGCATGGGCTCTCGCTGCCCGCGAGTTGTCCGAGGCCCGCGATCGCGTCCAGGCGGCGATCGACAATGCCGTCGCCAAGGCGGCCAGCAGTCGCGTCGGGGAGGCTGTCGCGACATGAACCCCCGTGCGTGGAAATGGGTCATGGATGACCTGATCCGCACCCTCGTGCTCGTCCGACTCGGGCAATTGCTCGGGTCGGAGAGCACGGCGGCGCGGGCCGTCCACGACCTCGTCGAGGCTGTTTTTTCGATTGTCAGATGATTGGTATGACGCATAGAATGTCACCCGTACCCCCGAGCATAGAAACTAGAGGAGATGACGATGCTTTACGTTCTAGGCGACTCAAGTGAGCCGCGGCAGTTTAGGCGAAAAGATGGCGAGTGGACGCCGAACATCGACGATGCCGAGCATATGACCATCGAAGATGCCATCGACAAGCAGGCCGAGCTGATCGACGACCCCCGCATCATCAACGTATGCGAGGCACCGCTCATGCACGAGGCGATGTACGCGGACATGGGCCGTCGGTTCGACGAATTGCAGGAGCGGCTTCGCGAGCACGAAGTGTTCCTCGAGTACGAGATCGGCGAGGGCGACGAGACGACTTGGAAGATCACGTTTGAGCGGGCTGGCGTGGCCCTCGTTCTCAAGCTGGAAGACCCGAACTCTTTTGAAATGGTGGACGCATGAACGACGAGTTTAAAGACTATCTGACGATCATCCAGACAGCCAAAGCCGTAGGCTGCTCGCGGCGAACGCTGTACCGAGTCGTTGAGCGGATCGGCACCGACGAGATCGTGACCGTGGCATTCGGCAAGCGGCTCGTCCACAAGTCGAAGGTTGCCGCCATCAAGGCCGCCTATATGCCCCTGGGGAGTAAGAAGCACTCAATGGCTGCTCGTGCCTGGGGGTCGGCCGGCGGGACGCAGAAGCGAATCAATCGCGAGAAGGCAGCCAAGAAAGCCTAGCTCGAGTCGCGGGCCGTGCGCCGCGCATGGCAGGAGTGGCACGTTGTCCTTAAATTGCTCATGGACTCATCACCCCCTTTCGACTTCTCGACGATATGGTCGATGTCGGGGCTGCCGGTGACGAGCAGCCCGCACAACTGGCAGATGCCCATGTCGCGGGCGATCACGGCAAGCCGGGTGCGCCGCCACGCCGCAGAGCAGTAGCCGCGGGCCGCCGCCGTCGGCCGCTCCTGCCCCCGTGCAGGGGAACGATCAGGACGGTACGTCGGGATTCTTTTCGGCACGAGCCTGCTCCTGCCAGCCGACCATGAGTACCTGATGGGCCTGCCTGCGCCGCCACCACTCGATGATCGCCTTGACGATCAGTTGGGCGAGCACGCTGATCAGGATCGCGGCGATGACCGAGCCGTACTGATCGCGAGCCCGTAGGCGTAAACGAGCGGAGAGCACCTCTGCCATGCGGTCGGGCGGCGCGTCGGTTGGGAACTCCTCGACCGCCCACTCGACGAGCCGGTCGCGGAGGGCGGGGTGAGCCGACAGCCGGATACCGCCTGCGCGGTTGACGTAGGTTTTCAGCGTTTCGTATTTGGCGGGCATGTGCCGTCCTTGCATGGAGCGGAGGACGACGTGACTTTGTTGCCCTTACAGACGGGGCATACGGTGCGAACGGTTCCGTCAGTCAGATAACCAAGGCCGCGGCAATTGCTACAAACACCAGACGGAGCTGGAGCTGGCTTCGCCTGCGACATGAGCGAGTATCTGCCGGCCACCGCGACGAAAGGTCGGAGGTCTTCGGTGGCGCTCGAGCAGCCGCAGAGCAGGGCGGCGAGCATGAGGATGCACTTATACATTGCCGGCGGCTCCGTAGGTCGTGTGCTTGCGACGAGGCCAGCCTGCAACGCTTGAGAGTGCGATGCACTGGCACTTATCGATCGTGTCCGCGAGTGCCCAGAAGCAACCCTCGGGAATGAGCAGATCGGTGCCGAGCACCTTGCGGCTCCCTGAGTTCCAGCGGCTCCACGAATTGCACCACGCCACCAGGGCCTGACCGTATTTCTTGTGCGTCTCAGGGCGGTCGTCATATCCGACGAAAGATTGACTGTGAGCCCAGCGGCCAACCTGACGACTTACACCGTCTTCATTTCTTGTGTTCTCGAATCCAAGCGACGAACAGTTAAACACGCCGAACCCAGACGCGAGGAAGTCGCGAACTTGGCTTCTGCCGCGAAGGAACGTCGCCGTCCTCGCGACATATTGCTTGCTCTCGCGAAGCCACGCATCGCCTGGAGGAGTCGCGCCGCCAAGCTTGATTGTCTTCTCGGTGTAGCGAGTCAGATCGATCTTCAACTCTGGATATGGCTTGCGGATCAGGAAGCCTTTCTCGCAGGCGACCTTCGCGGCTTCAGAACACACCCAGCCGTCCGAATTGAAGCCCCGCCAGGAAAAAAGGCTCTCCGCCGCGATAACTGATTCGCGAATACCTTCAGGCGGCAACTCAGGAGCACCCTCGAGTCTGCCCGTCACCTCATCGGGTTTGTTGTCGTATATTTCTGCGCTAAGGCTCCCGAGCAACGCCCGAGAGCATCCCCATGAGACGCAATCCCCCCAAAGTTGACTTGGCCCCGGCAGGCTCCCAGGAAACACCGCATCAATCGTTCGCCACAGCGTCGAAAGCCTGCCAGCCCCGGCCTCTTCCAGCCCCCAGTCATACGCGACGTTCGCGCCATTGGGATCGCCACCGTATCTCAACACATAGTCGGCGAACACCTCGTCCGCACGCGGGTCTTTACGGCAGCCGACAAAGCCGCTCGAGTAAGCAGCCGATGGGTCGAAATCACTCATTGCCGTTCACCCTGAAGGCGTGGGCGAGCACGTTGCAGGCGGCGAGCAGCTTCTCGCCAGTGGCCTTGTCGATAGCCTTCACGTCGGCACCGACGGCGTTGAAAAAGACGGAGTCGATCGCCTTGTCAAGGCCGGGGTACTTGCCCACGTTTTTCTTCTGAATGGCAAGCTGGAGCGAGCCGGCGTGGAACACGGTGAACTTGTCGGTGTCGCCGATGATCGGAGCCGATCGCTCGCCGTCCTGCTTCAGCACAAACGCCGTCGCGTCATAGAACGCCGCGAGATACTGCCGGTCGGAGGGCAGCATCTTCGGCAGGATCGCCTTTAGCTCCGTCGCCCAGGCGAGCTGCTCGGCCGAGGGCTTCGCCGCCACGGCGACGGCCGCGGCCGGCTGCGGAAGCTGCGGCCACGTCACGCTCATGTTGCCGCCGCGCCACGCGAAAAACAGGATGACAGCAGCCACGATATGCCTCGCTTCGACTTTCATTTGTCGCTCCCCGCCACCAAGGCCAGCGTCAGTGTGTCAATAGCTGCCCGCTGCGGGCTCTTCTCGTCGCCCAGGAGGCCCGTGCTGTTCAGACGGGTGCGAACCAGGGCAAGGTTGGCAATGGCTTCCTGATAGCTCACAGAGTCGCCCATCGAGGGCACAGGCACCGCCGGCATCCTGCCCCAGATCGACTTGACCACGGCGACGATCTTGGGCCACGCGAAAACAATCGCCGCGACGATTGCGGCACCAACTTGCTCGTATGTCATTTGATTTCCTGTGCCACGATTGCGAACCAGTTAACGAGGGCAAGACCCTCGGGTGTCTTGATGACGGCCTCGACCAGAGTCAGGAGGTCGTTGTCTTTGTCGGTAGGTGTTTTGTCGGCGGCCATCCGAAGGGCGGCGATGATCGCGACGGCCTTCTCGGCTGGCGTCTTCGCTACGGCGACGGCCTCAAGCTTCGCTAGCAGGGGAGCCCACTGAGCCAGGAGCGCGATCTTCCCCACGAGTGACAACGCACCGTAAGCATCGCCGAACGTCTCTTCATTTGCGGCCATTGCGATTCCGCTCCAGAAACTCTTGGTAATCCCGGCTAGCCGTCCGACCCTCGCTCGTCAGCTTGCCGCGAGAGTACGGTTGATCGCGAACGAAGACCATCAACGGAGTCGAGTCGTTGCCGCGGCGACTCTCGAACTCTCGCTTGTCGATGTCTTCGTCGTCAGTCATCAATCATCACCGTGAACCATGAAGTTCACGCCGTCGTAGGCGTCGTCGAATACTGCCCTGGCGAAATCGCGGGCCTCTGACCGGCCGATCTTTCGTCCGAACGTCCAAATCTCGTCATCGACGATTTCGTCGCCTTTGCTGATCGTCAGCCGCGCTTCCGTCGGAGCTATCACCAGCCGTACTTCTGCCAGCATCGATGATGTCTCCTTTGGTAGTGTTCATTCTACCAAGACGAAGCTCCCTCTCGGCGGGATGCCAGCCCGCCCGAATCTTCGCGCATTCCAGGCGAATCTGGGCCGGCGTCGGCAGATAGCACTCTGGTGCCGTTCGCTCGGGCAAGCATAAAAACGCTGCTGCCGCAGCGAGGTCGTCTGCCGTGAAATCCAGTTCAACGCAGATTTCTTCTGCCGTTGAGTCGCCCTTCCAGAGCCGTCGCAAACTACGCTTCTGGTTGGCGGTCAATTTCATGGCAGGATGGCGATGTACCTCGAGCCGGGGTTCATGAAGAGCTGGTAGCCGGCCTTCTGCATGGCCTTGTGTAGCGGCACATGCTCACAGTCGCTGCCGTCGTAGACGCCGGCTAGGAACGCCTCTCTGCGGTAGAGGCAGAGGCCGCCGAACGCGGAGTTCATCGGGATCGGCGGCGAGCCGGCCGGCGGGAGGAGCGCATGGAACCAGTTGTGATCTCGGCGATCCTCCCACCAATTAAGCCTCGCCGCCCACGCATCGTACCCCGCGATCCCAAAGCCGCCGCCCTCCTGGCGGACGAACAGCGAGTAACTCGCCATCGCCCCCGGCTCACGCCGATGGAAAGACTCACCCATCATCTCGCAGAACCAGCCGAGGCTGTTGAGCACGCCGTCGACGCTGAACCCGCCGTGCGGGTCGGTGTCCAGCACCATCACATAGCTCGCGTCAGCGGCATTTAGCCGTACCCACTCCTGGCAGCGGGCGCGGCATTTTGCCAACCGCTCCGTCCGCTCGGGCTCAAAGCCTCGAGCATCCAGGCCGCCGAGGGTGTCGTGATCGACGGTCACCCACTGGCGAATGGCGAAGTCGTCGAGCACGGCGGCCGTCTCGTCAGTCGAATCGTTCTCATAAACGTAGTAGACGCAGTCGCGCCACAACCCCGCCAGCTCGTCGACGAGTCTCAACGTGTTCTTTAAGTGCGGCATCGAGTTGCGGGCGATGCTGACGATCGCCAGCTTGCGGCGGCGGGCCTCGACGCGGCCGAACTCAACCCGCTCGCGGAAGCCGGCAGCGTATTTCTCGCCGATAGACCAGAAATCCTCTGGCCTGCTGATCTTCATGCCTGGGCAGTAGGTGAACTTCACGATATAGCCTTGATCATGGCGGCCTTGCGGTCGGGGAAACACGTCGCGTGGAAGAAGCGACCGCCATCGACCCCACGGGGGTCGTTGACGTGCGGATTCCACTCATACGGCAACTCAGCCCAGGCTCGGCCCGCCGGCGCCGCGACGGGGGTTGCGTCGGGATCGCCGCCGAGGGCGGCGATCAGAGCCGCCTGCTCCCACCAGCAGGCAGATCGGCGAAAGCCGTTGAGCGGCCAGAGGCTCTCAAGCATCTTGGCGGCCTCGGCCCGCACGAGCCATACGCCGCAGTTCGGGACGGCTCCGTCTCCGGTGTTGTGTATCACCATCCCCATCGGGGCGGCGGCCGGCAGATCGTCGAGGATATCCTTGTCGTACTCGAAAACGGCGACATCGGCGTCCAGCCAGAGCACGGCGTCGTAGCCGCCCCGCAGGAGAGAGACGATCAGTGGTATCTTGCCCCACGAAACGTGCCGACCGATGCCAGCGAACTGCTGCCCCGACGGGACGAACAGGTCATACCCATGCGTCTGCGCGTACCACGCGAACGTCGGCAGCGACACGTCCAGCAGCTCGGCCATCGGCCCGAGGCCGAATGTCGTGAGTACCTTCTTCATTTCCACCCCATGAAAAGCACGCGACCTTTACCGTCGGCGTCGGTCGCCGTATGCGAGAACTTCGCCGCCACCGCGGCCTGCATCTCAGGTGTGAGCTGCTCGTAGTCGTGGATCGCCAGACCGCTCGCGATCTCGGCACACCCGAGGTACTCGAAGAGCGCCGCTGGCCCGTGAACCGCGTCGTGGAAGATGAAGTCGAACTGCCCCGGCAGGCAGGAGGCCAGGAAGCCGCCGGCACTGGATGCCACAGGATTGATGTTCGTCAGCCCAAGCGTGGCCCAGTAGACCGTCCGCATGGCCTCCGAGACCGTGTCGCACAGGTCGACGGCGGTGATCGTGCTCCTGGGAGCCGCCCAGGCCATTGCCGCGGCCGACCTCCCCTCGTGGCTGCCTAGCTCAAGGATACGCCACGCCTGACCTTCGACGGCCTCGCAGAGCATCCGAATGTGCTTGCGGTCTGTCGTCATCGGGTGCGAGTCGTCAAGGAAATCGACGAATTCACGCCAGCCTGTCATTGAAGAGTCTCCAGAAACGCCTTGGCCTCGGCCGCCGAGGTGACGACGGCCACAGGGCATCCTGCCGATGCGAGTTCCCGCATCCGGTGATTCTGGATTTTCGTCGGCTCTTCGCCTGGGCGTTTGCACTCGAGCCAGACGGCTCGACCATCCTTGATCATGAGCACGTCGGGCACGCCCGACATGGTGAATGCGTTCCCGTGGAACTTCGTCACCCAGAAGCCCGAGGCGCGTCCTTGCGCCATAACTTTTGCAACTATGGTTCGCTCCAGGGGAGCTTTCCGCTGCATTCCTTGATTGTCTTACACGGTGGCTTGACGGTCAAGTCGAAAAGACGTACTGCTCGCTGTGGAAGTAGAAGTGCGGAGCCTCGACAGGCTTGCGTCGGCAGCCGACTCGTCTGGCCTCGCGCTCTGCGGGCGTCCACGTCGCGCGGATGGCGGCGGTCGCTGCGGCGATCTCTTCCAAAGTCGGGTCGGGCGTCTCAGTGTTCCTGGCTGCGCTGAATCGATGCGGCCGGATGCCCAGCGCGTGCTTGCGGGCGAGGTTGAACAAGTGGCCGCGGGTACAGCCGAGTTCAGCACAAATCTGATCGCTCTTCATCTCGCTCTTCCAGAGACGGGCAAGTTGTTTCAGGTCAATCGGCGGGCAGTGCATGAGGTTTCCTCCTTGAAGAATGGGACTACGGTCGAACAATATTCGGGTCGAAGATGTCGCTGGCTGCGACAGGTTCAGCGGACGTGTCGTCATTTGGGTTTATTTGAGCCGCTCCAGCAGCGAGCGGAGCGTGGCGATCACGGTAGCGTCGTTCTCGCCGTGCATTGACGCCTCGATCGCCGCCCGCTCCTCGTCGGTGAGCGTGAAGTTCAACTCGCAATGCTGCGTCACCGTGCCGCGAACGTGCGGGCACACCGTTTCGCAGCCTTCTACTGCACCATTTCGCAGCCGCTCAATCTCGTCGGCCGCTGCCTCAAACAACTCTCCCCCGTGAGCGAGGTGCAGGCCACGCCAGTGGCGAAGCCGAGAGACGATGTCTCCCTCGTAGGCCCGTCGGTCAATGGTGTTCATTTCATCCTCTCGAGCAGCCTGCGGAGCGCGGCCGCCTGGCACATCCAGCACCGAGTCCACCGACCGCCGCACCTGTGGCACACGCCTCGGTTCATTTGAGACGCTCCAGCAGCGAGCGGAGCGTGGCGGCGTGATTGCTCCAGTTGTTTGACCACGGGGCGAGGGGGCCGTCGCCAATCTGCGAGAACCACTCAACCGCCTCCCGCTCGTCTTCTCTGAGCCGCAGCAGCTCAATCTCATCCGCCATCGCAGTCGCATATTTCACGCCGCACCCAGCCTCGTCTTCGGGCCATGTGGGATTGAGGCCAGCGCGATCCCACGCGGCTTCAATGGCGATCTCGTCTTCAGCCCGCCGTGATGGCAACGCATAGAGCGGGACGACCGTCCAGCCCCACTCTCTGGCGGCGGCGTCTGCCTGCTCCTTCAGCAAGTAGACCGCAGAGCTTTCGCTGCCATCAGTGGCAACGGCAATCCATGCGGCGGGTTCTTTGCTCATTTCGCACACCTTGCAAAACACGTTTTGGAATCCACAGCTTTGTTGGCCCTTTTTGTTTCTTTCCTCGCGGCGAAAACACTTTTGATGGCCCAGCGAACAACGGCATAACCCGCACCGGCCCTACGCTATAGCCAGCAATGAAATCGCCCCACCACATGGCTTCTGCTTTTGTCCTGTAGACGTGCGATAGGTCAATGGGTGAACGCTTTTCGTCTACAACGCACCATGCAATGGGTTTCCGTCTTACTGCCATAGCGTCACTCGTTTGATGTCATTTGCGCATACGCGCCAGAAATGCCTTCAGTGTTGCCGCGACCTCCTCGTACTTGGCATCCGCCGTGAGGCGACTGTAAGCCAATGCAATCGCCTCTCGCTCTGCGTCAGAAAGAACTCGCGACTCCAGCAATTCGATGTGCCGCGCCAGTCGGTACATCACGCCAGCCGTCTGTCGCGACCACTGATCGAACGTCTTGCAGACGCCTTGCAGATTCTCAGCCGCCTGATAAGCGATGCCAGCCATGCCGACGGTGCCCTCGCCATGCACACTACCCTCGCTTGGTGTATCGTCCCGATCCGTATTAGTGTTCGTGCGTTTTTCGTCGCCTTCATCATATGATGGGCTCTCCCATTCCGGCCGCAGCCTGACGAGCAGCGACCGCATTACGCCGTAGACGCTCATGCTGGCGATTCTGCCGTCCTCGACCACACACTCAATCGCATCAATCTCGGCTTCAGAAAGATTGCCGGTGCCCATAGCGGGTAGCGTCACGGGTTTATCAGTCCCGCCGCATCCGCCCCCATTCCCCAGTGGAACTGAGGATTCAGATGGGTCTGTACGGGCTATCGCTTCCGGCACAGCGTCATGATTTGTTCGCCCCCGCTCGCGGATCATGGCGTCGGCCATTTCGTAACACGATTTTGCAATCTGCTCGTAGCCGAGAACGCCCATCCCGCGAGTTAAAGCTGCGGCGGCGAAATAGTCACGGTCAGTCATTTCAGTCGCTCCAGCAACCCGCAAAGCAGTCTTTTGTATTTTTCGCGGTTGTGGCTCTGAGTCAATCTGGTCAGCGGCTTTCGCAATTCCGCAAAACACTCAATCGCCTCCCGCTCCTCGTCGGTGAGGGCTGGTGTATTGCCGGTGCGAGGCAGCCCACGTTCGACTGACTCGCTTTGCGCCAGTAAGCTCCGCTCGGGCTCCCGAGTGCTTTGCTGGACGCACGCTTCCGGCACAGCGTCATGAGCTGGATGGTAGTATACAACGTCGCCAGTAGACAGAACCGCCGTGCGTGGTTGCGGCGTTGGCGAAGTTCGCTCCCGCTCACGGAGCATGGCGTCGGCCCACTCGTAGGCGCGAGCCGCGAAGCTGGGCATGGCGCATTCAGTTCGGTCGCCGTCGTCTGCAAGCAGGCCCGTCAACGCCGCTGCGGCAAATATGTCTCGGTCAGTCATGTCGGCTCCTCCATCGGCACGAACTGGAGATCAAAGAGCTTCCCGTCACGATTTCGATAGACCATCTTCGATATCGACTCGTCTCTATTTCGCCACACCGCCATCATCCCCGGCACCACGCCCCACCGATTCGGGTTGTCTGCGTAGCATCGACAGGCTCTGAAGATGCGGCCGCTGTGCGTGTTAATCAAAAACGACCCGTCAAATCCCGCATACGCTGGCGTGACGCACGGCTCTGACTTGGCGGCTGGCTGCGAGGCGACCGCGCCTGCGGCGAATGACGAGAGCCACGAGAAGAAACTGCGGCGATCCATCACTTCACCTCCGGTGTCGCGCCGCCAAGAAAATTCATCTTCTTTAACGTCAGCGTGATTGCACTCTCTATTGATTTGCGGTCTTGGTCAGTGAGCATGAATTTGGCTTCAGGTGGCTCGGGCAGTGGCATCCAGTGCGAAGCACACCACGCTCCGCGCTCGGTAGAGAACCAGCCGCCACGCTTGTTAAATGTGGCTTCGCCAACCTGTCCAGTCATGCCGCCACCTTCAAAGCAGGCGATCACACTTTGCCCGTCTTCGGGCAGTTGCTCCGAAACAGGAATCCAGCAGCGTTCTTTTCGCAGCCGCTTGATTTCAACAACAGCATCTTCCAGAAGCGGCGGCGCGTCTGTGTCCCAGAACGTGTCGTGCCGAAATGACTCCTCTATGCGTTCGACGATGTCAGTCATTCGGCACCTCGTGTTCCTTGTATGACTCGACTCCTCAGTCTTTCAAGTTCCTCTTCCGCCCTTGCGAGCCTCACCGCCACCGCCCGATACGGATCAGGCTGAAAGCTGTCGCCGGTTCTCTTGTGGACGAACTCGCCGCAGATGCTGTCTCGCGACGTGCGAGGGTGCTTCCACTCCAAGGCTCCCAGCACCGGGATAGACGGCGGATAGCGGTAGCACTCGCCGACCTTCTCGTCGCCGTCCACGGCAAACCATCCACAGTTCTCGCAGACTTTGCGGCTCTTGCCCTGCTCGTCGGCGAGCTTCTTGATTTGCTCGAAGTCTTTCATGTCTTTCCCCAGTGAAACATCATGACTCCGATTGCCATGCACGACAGGCCAATAGGCATCGACATGAACAGCCAGACAAACGGCAACGCAGCACCGGCACTCAAGTCTTTATCGATCGGACACGCAAGGACGTTGATGATGTACCAATTTAGGTACGGCTGGTTGAGCGTGAAGAGCGGGGCGGGCCACGCCACCAAGCATGCGCCGAGGCATAGAAGGACGAAGCCGATGAAGGTGGCGAGACTCTTCATGCCCAAGTCACCGTGATCCTCATGAGTTCGCCCGCAGTCACAGCGTAGCTCACGTTGATTGGGCGCAGCTTCTTGGTGTATGTCTCGACCATCAAAGTGTCGTCCCCATTCTTGCCGCCGGGGGCGTGAACGTACTCGACCTCGCAGTGCATTAGGCCGTCGTAGGTCTGGTGGCATGAGATCGAGGTGACGTGACACTCCTTGAGCATCGAGAGCAGATCGTTCTGCACCGCGAGCGGCTTAGGCAGTGCCTTGCCAGTCGCGACCTCTGTTCCAGTCGGCAGCTTCACGCCACTGGCGATAGCCGTCGTCACTGCCATCAGCGAACCGAGAAAGCCTCTGCGATCCATTACTTCACCTTCCCTTTCGGCGCTTTCCAAAACTTAGGGTCGTCGAACTTCTTGAACATCTCTAGCAGCATCGGCCTTTCGATCTTCTCCCAACACTCCTTCGCGAGCTTTTCGTCGTCGCGGCACCACCAGTACGGGTCGATTGGCTTCTCGCTCATCGGCCCTTCTCCATCTCAATGATCCTCTCATCAAGCGTCTTATTGACATCCCGCAACGCTTCGATCAGCACCCGCTGCTGCTTGTTCTCCTTGACCAACGCATGGAGCCTGTTCTCGCGATGCGCATAGGTGCCCCGATGCCGCTCAAGCTCGGCCTGAAGCTCGCGAACGACGCGGCGATTAAAAAGCCAGTCAGTAAGCTGACCAATCATGTAGATCATGTTCGCTCCCAGGCGTTGACGGTCTCACTGTGACGCATGATCTGTTTGACCCGGTGGCCGTCGATCACCTCGTCCTTCCGGTAGACGTGGATGACGGCCCCAGCGGCCAGCGGCATCTCGATGCACTCGCGAAGCACGGGGCGGATAGCACCGTCGAGCGGGCCACCGACGAACTCGAGCTGGATGAAGTCTTTCATGGTTCTCACTCGCGGGCCGGGGGCGGCGGCAGACGAGAACCGCCGCCCCCAGCGTGGCGAAGACGATCAGTTGCCGCTGTAACGGAGGACGGCGAACCAGCCGCGGCGAGCCGGCGAGTAGCTCACGCCGCGTTCGACGATGCGGAGGCGGCCTCGGACGGCCTCGGAGTAGAAGCAAGCCGACTTCTCTGCGGCACTCGGGCTGACGGTCGAGAAACCGATGCCCTCTTTTTGGTTGCCCCTGAGAACTCGGCAATGCCTGAGCAAGCCCGTGCGGGCACAATCATCAGCCGTCTCCTGGGCACTGACCACGGTGGTCGTCGTCACGATGACGTTCTCGGCCGAGGCGATTGTGGCGCAGCAGGCCACGGCGAAAGCAAGAAAAAAGGAACGCATAGTCAATCCTCCTTGAAATGAAACGGGACACAAACCGGCAGGCATTGTCTGCAACAGTAGTGTGACTGTCAAGACTGATCCAACCCTTCGACGAACTTCCTCATCTCAGTCGCGTAGACCTCGACCGACTCTGCCAAGAGATAAGAAGCAGTCGCCAGACCGTGAGCATCAACTTGTTGCGCAGCCTTCGCAGTCGCCTTAATAGCCGGAATCGTCGTAGACAGCATCCTCTCAATGTTCATCATTCGCATAGCGATGAGGATTTTGTCTTCGGGTGTCACTTGCGTGCCTCACGCCACGTCCCGTCTGGCTTCCGGTCGAAGCTCGCGTAGAGAATCCCCAGGCGGCTGGCGAGCGATACCATCGCCGGCCGGAACACGGCGACGAACTCGTGATCGCGGAACACGCCTTCCGTCCGCAGGCCGGCGGTGCAGAGCGTAGCCACGCCGCGGCGGCGGTAGGCCGGCGATACGAACGCCTCGAGCGTCGGTATCTCATTCCATGCCTCGCTCCTGGCCCAGCCAATGATCTCGCCTTGATCCAGGCAGATGGCGATCGTGCCGGTCACGGTGCCGCCGAGCAGTGCCCGCTGGAACTCGCTTTCCGGTCGCGTCAGGTGGTCGGCGATGAATCGACGCTCTGAGGGTCGCAGAAGGTCGGTCTTGAGAACGAATAGCTCCATTACTTTTCAAGCTCCCGCAGCACGCCCTCGATGATCGGGTGCCTGACAATGTCTGTGCCCTTGAACTCGACGACGCCAACGCCCTTCAGGCCCGACAACCGCTGCATCACGTCGATCAGACGCCGCTCGCTCCTGGGGAGGTCGGACTGGTCGGCATCGCCCGTGACGATGATCTGGCTGCCCGTACCGAGGCGGGTGAGAAAGAGCTTGAGTTGCCCGAACGTCGAATTCTGTGCTTCATCAAAAATCATGACAGAACGCGAGAATGTGCGGCCTCGAAGGTATGCGAGAGGCGCGATCTTCACCGCGCCGCTGATGCGGTCGCGGGTATGGCCGCGCTTGCCGGCGATCCGCTCGAGCGCGTCGAAAAATGGCACGAGGTACGGGCCGACCTTCTCTTCTGCACTTCCAGGCAAGTAGCCGAGCTGCTCCGTCGCCACCGACGGTCGTGTGATCACGATGTTCTCCACCTTGCCGTCAACGAGCTGCTGGACGGCGTAACCGCTCGCCAAGTGTGTCTTCCCCGTGCCGGCTGGGCCGAGCACGAACGTAATCACGCTCCTGCTGATCACCTCGAGCGCGTGAGCCTGGGCCTTCGTGCGTGCGGCGTAGCCCTCCGGCGGCGGCGGCAGTGCGGGCTTCTTCTTGGATTGGCGTTCGCGCTTTCGGTTCAAGTGTTGTCTCCTTTAGTGGCCTTATTAATGCGGTAACCGAGCCAGACCATGCACGGCACGGCCATGCTGTTTCCGAGGGCGCGGTAGCGGGGGCCGTCGGCGGCTGGCTTCTTGCGGAAGATGATGTCTGTGTGTCCTGCGGGGAAGCCTTGCAGATACTCGCACTCGGATGGCGTGAGGCGGCGCACTTGCATGGAACTGCGGACGCTGGCGTCTGCGACGAACGTGTCCTGTGAGTCACGGCCACTTCCGAACACCCCGCCCTTGCCCTGCGCACCAGCGGAAATCGCATACGCTGGGTCTGGGAATCCAGACGGAGTCGGCAAGCACACATTGACCGCGTCGGCTCGCCCGCCGCCGCCTGGATTCGTTAGGGAAGGAACGACGCCGTCCTTCATGATCTCCGGCACCTTGACGCCGTCCCGCGAGCGATTGGCGAAAGCCACAGCAACCATGTGCTTCGGCGGCTCGTGCCGCTCGTCCCAGCCATTCAAGCAAGCAGAAACGGCGGCCTCTTCGTATCGCGGAGCCTCTTCCTTACTGTGCGGGTTCGTCGCCTTGACGTAGGCGACGGCAGGCTGCGCGATATACGTCTGCTGGTGGCTCCCAGGCTCTGCACTGCACACGCTGGCGACATCAAGAATGCGAACCTCTTCTCGCTGGTTTTGGGTGAATGCGACGGCGTGCGGCTGACTTGCGTCCATCGTCGGAGAAAGCTCCTCCAGCGGATTGAAAGAGGGGTTCCGCAGTCGAACTCGTCCCTCCGCATCTGCACTAGGAGTTTTTGCGACCCCCTCTCTCCCGGCGTCACCTCGCAGCCCGTAGGCGACGGCCAACTGGCCGCCAGCGTTTGCGTTGCCGTCAACGTGCTGCATCGCCCGCATGGTCGGCGACAGCTCTGCGGTAGCATCGCCGCTGTAGTCCTTGGCCGTAAACGCGACGGCAGGCGTGTTGCACCGCTGGAGCGGGCCAGTGCCCTCTTCTGTGATGCCCAGGCTATCATTGGCCTTGCCGTAGCCGCCGCCGTTCTGCCAGTTGAATCCCACGGCGTTTGCGGGCTGCGCGATCACGCATGACGGTCGGCTCGGCCTGTCTTCTCCCTCGGCCCGCAGCGTGCCCGCTATCTCGTCTTTCATCCAGAAACCTTGGCCGCTCTCCCGCATTGCGTGAGCCTGCGCGGTAGCACAGACAACCGTATCCTGATCGCCCTTGTCCGCATCGGCCGAAAGCGGCGGCGCGATATCTGATGGCTTGCCGTCCTTGCCTCGCGTGAAATGCGATGGCTTAAAGCAAGTCGCCTCGTCAAAGACACCCCCTGTGGTAACGATCGGCGTTTGGCCTTCGTCCACCGTCGTGTTCATGCCCTTGTGCATTCGATGCGTCAGCGGGTTGGCGACAGACGGCAAAAATGCGACCGCTGTATGCGTCCTGTCCGTTAAGCCCCCCCCCCTGTGAGCACCATCAGAGAGAGTTCCAACAACATTAGGAACGCCGACAACTTCTCTCTCACCAAAAGCCGCAGAACCGCAGCCTTTGAAGTAGTGCGAGTCCAGCGTGCCTGCACACTGCCCGCTGATCCCCACCGCCGCCGGCCCCCTAGCGACCATGCTGCCAGCCACGCCGTCCTGCGTGATCTGCGGCTTGTACTGAGCATTCACTCCTTGGTTGAACATGGCTCGGTCAAGGTAGCACGGCTCACCACCGACTCGAGGGCGTCCTTCAGTGCCGGCGGCAGCTCCTTGCCCCGCTTTGCTGCGCGACGGAGGATTCCCTCGCACGCTTTCGCGGAGAGAAAGTATCTCGGATGGACAGGCGTCGTCTCCAAGACTTGCGACAAGTTCACAAGGCACGGCAACGAGAAAGACTCGCCTACGCCTCTGAGCCACCCCAAAGAATTGGGCGTCAAGGATTCGATAACCCACTCGTCGGGTTTCTCCACAAACATAGCCTGCTTTAGGCCACTTACCTGTTTCAGTTTGAGGGGCTTCATCGCACCCAGCGAGCGCTCCGATGAGGCATCCAAAGGCGTTGTCCTTTGTTGAGAGGAGTCCAGGGACATTTTCGTAAACAGCAATTGCTGGCGGTCTTCCATGACGCTTTCTCACTTCATCTATGTGGTTCAGTAGCCTAACGTAGGCTAGCGTGATATTGCCTCTATCATCATCCAGACTCTTGCGGAGACCGGCCACGCTGAACGCCTGACACGGCGGGCCTCCGACGAGGAGGTCGCACTCCGCAAGAATTTCTTCGGGCCATTCGGCGAACTTCGTCATGTCGCCGAGGTTCGGCACCTGGGGCCAGCGAGCCGCGAGCACGGCAGACGGGAACGCCTCGATCTCGCTGAATGCCAGCGGCGTCCAGCCAAACCCGTGGAATGCGACAGTGGCGGCCTCAATGCCGGAACAGATGCTGATGTAGTTCATTTCTTCTTTGCCTTTTCCTTGGCGTTTTTGGCGATATCAAGAGCGATGGCGACTGCCTGCTTGTGCGGACGACCAGCCTTCATCTCAGTCTTGATGTTCGCGCTGATTGTCTTCGGGCTATACCCCTTTTTGATTGGCATTCTTGCCCTCCACGATGATTCGGAACTCGGAGCACCCGCACTTCGGACATGGCCCGTTGGTTTTCTTTGGCTCGTTGCAGCGATTGCAGAAGCGGTTCATGGGAGTAGCCATTCTTCAAAGCCCCGCCACCCGATCTGAGCAGCCCACTGAACGCTTACGCCGCTAGGGAACTTCAGCCGTCCGTGCTTGTGAATCTTGCTGTGACAGTCGGAGCACACTGTCAGGAGATCGGAAAGCTCTTCTCTGAATATGCTTTCGTATGCAACGTGATGGCACTGAATCTCTTCAGAGTCTCCGCACAGCACACACATCATTGAATCGTGCTCAAACCTTGCCGAACGAACAATCTGCCAATGCGGTGTCATGTAGTAAGCCGAACGCATCTCTGGAGTTACTCTTGCAAGCGATGGCTTCTGCCTCGTGTCGGGCATGAAGTAAGGAGAGGCGTGGCTTCCGTCGCCCTTAATCAAAAAACCATGTGCATTTCGCAACTGCTCAACAACAGGCGCTAGCCTGCTGCCATCGCTCAGTTCGCTTTCGTAGACGCTTTTTTTCAAAAGGTCGCCTGACCTTAGTCGAGCAAGAACGTCGCATTGAGCTTCGTCTCGCTGATGAAAGTCACGAGCTGTGTTTTTCAGCTCTTCCGCTGCCTCAAACGGAATGCAGGCAGACAAACACGAATCGATGCTGTTTTCGTATCCCATAATGCCCCCTGCCTCTGTGGTCATTGCCCTTTCCTCTCCTCAAGCCAGTCAGCCGCCTTCTCAAGCCACGCGGCGACTCTCCGCAGGGCTTCTGGGTTTTCGCTGTAGTCGGGATCGCCTTCGCACGGCGGGAGCGTGTCGAACATGACATCGACATACGGCGTCGAATGCTCCTCGTCGCGACAGGTCAGCGAAAACCGCTCGTCGTCGATGTCGATTGGGGACGGTGGTTTCATTCGTCATCCCCCGTCATGTAGGGAAGCAGGCTGAAGTAAAAAACCGCCCCGACGGCCACGAGCAGAGTCGTGACGTTAAGCCAGAGGCTCATGTGTGATTCGATTGGGGTCATCACTCACCTCGCAGATAGCCGAGCCATGTGCGGGCCGGCTTCCGCAGCTCTTCGACCTCGTCGAGAAGGCTGTTGAGTGCCTTCTCGGCGTTCTCGAGGCGAACGGTCAGGGCCGCGACTGACTTCGTCAACGCGACGGCCATGCGGTCGGTCGATTCGCCTTCTTCGCGAAGGTCGTGAACCGCCTGGGCGATACCGGCGATCGTCTTTTCAACGCTGCACTCGGGCTTTTTCTTTGCCACCAGAAATCCTCCGTGAATGAAACAACGAACGAGAACAGAAAGCCGGTCGATCACGACGCGGCCTCCTCCGTTTTCGGAGGGGCGCGGTAGATCAGTTCCTCGCGGATGATCTTGACGTGCTTGGGTGCGTCGATGACGAGCCTGACCGTCTTGCCTACGACAGACTCGACCGTGATCTCGATGCGAGGCCGATCCAGAATGAGCTTCTGGCCGGGGCGACGAGTTAAGCAAAGTGCCATGTGGGAATCCTTTCCGCTGTGGTGATCAGTAGCCTAACGAGTGGTGCCAGTAGCGTCCAGATGTTTTTTGCACATCTCGCGAACCGTCGGTCGCGGGTGGTTGTCGATTGCCCATTTTAGGTAGTCCAGGCCACGCGGCTGCTTCTCCACCTCTGGTAGCGTGAGGCCGGCGAACCGACCGTCACGCAGGACGAACTCCTGATCCCTCGGCTTCAAGTGCCCCTTGATCGCTCGCACCCACTGGCCGGTGCCACAGAAGACGCACGACACATACCACTCGCCGCCGTCCTCGTAGAGGATGTCGTGGAGTTGGGTGCCGCAGGCGGCGTCTGCGCAGTCGTAGGTGTGATCGATCATGCCGATTGGCAGGATCGCTCGTGGAGCAATTCCCCCTATATAAATAGGGTCTTTTTTGGGTTTCTCGGGTTCAATTGGATGGGCCGCGGCCGGTTGCGCGCGGGAGCGTTTTCGGGTCGGCTCATCTGGCGAAATGTCGAATAGCAGGGTCATATGGGCATCTCCATGCGGAACTTCTCTCGGGGGTCGTGGGCCACAATCAACTTCTTTCGCGCTCGAGTAACGGCGACGTACTCGATTCGCCGCTCCTCGTCGTGACGGTCTTCGCTGCGTTCCTCGCCTTCGCGGATGCGGCGGCCGACGCTGGTCAGGATGATCACGTTGTCGGCCTCCATCCCCTTGGCCGAATGCACCGTCCCGATGCGAATCTTCGGGTTGGCGACGGCTTCGATGCCCCACTGCTTCGCGGCTCGGCACCATGTCGCCCCGCCGTCGATCAGATCGCCCCAGGTGCCGGCGGCGATCTTCTCGCGGAGGTGGTCGGTGGCCCCGACATCGCCAAGCTCCTCGGGAAAGAGGGCGTCGTAGCGATCTTTCACGCCCCGGTTCCACTGTGTTTTCGCCCCTCGAATCAGCCACGTCTTCTCGTCGCGGCCGTCGCCTTTCTTGCTGATTGTCGCACTCGGTAGCAATTCAATGGCCTGTGTCCACTCCTCGGCACTGGCGGGCTGGCCGTTCTGGAGCTTCCACAGGCCCGTCATGCCAGCATCGCGGTTGTAGGCTCCCTGCTTGGCCTTGATCTTCCGAAACGGAACACCGACATCGTCAAGGATCGTGGCGATCTTGCCGACGTGCCGATTTGTCCTGGCGATGACCAGCGTCTCATCCTTCGGCGACAGATCGCTCAGATCGTCCTCGAAGTTATCGCTTTCGATGATCTCGCCGTCGTGGTCGGCGGCCTCGACGCCGCGGTTCCAGTACCCCTTGGTGAGCCTCTGGAGGCAGTCCTCGCCAAGCTGGAGGATCGGCTTCGCACAGCGGTAGCTCTTGGGCATGATCTCCTGCCGATCGACCTTCCAGCCCATGAAGAACTCGCTCGACGCCCCGGCCCATGAGTAAAGAACCTGAAACGGGTCGCCGACGAGCCACGCCCATCGGCAGGAGTCGCCGGTCACGAGCCGCCGGCAGGCCATGTCGAGGAGGCGGCTGGCGTCCTGCGCCTCGTCGAAAATCCAGCCGACGACTTCGTTCGGCACCGCGCCCTCGGGCGTGACCATCTCGGGGCCGGTGGCCGGGTTGTTGGCGACCCCGACGAACCGGGCGAGCATATCGGTGAAGTCGAGTCGGCCGTCCAGACGCTTGGCCGACTCGTACATCTCGATGCGACGGATCACCTCCTCGGCCGTCGGGCCGTCGGGCTCCCACTCGTAGGCGGCCTCGGCGATCTCGCGCAGGGGGGCGACCATGCTCCTCGCCAGCGACCAGTAGTTGAGGGCCGCCGCGGCGATGGGGTCGCCCGTGTAGATGCCGATGCCCCCCTCGGAGTCCTCGTCCACGCAGTAGGACACGTCGCTGCCGAGGGCTTCGCTGATCCACTTGTCGTCGGCCTTGCTGCCGCCAATGACCTCGCCCTTCTGGATGCCGAGCTGCCGGTAGGCCACGCTGTGGGCGGTGCGGAACCAGCCGTGCCGCTCGAGTTCCGACTGCTGCATTCCCCAGGCCGCAGCAGCACGCCCAGCAGCCTCGCTGCGGGCCGCCCGCGTAAAGGACGAGAAACCGATGGCGAACGGATTACCGCCCACCTCCGGCCTCGCCAGAGCCTTCTCGGCGGTGTTGATCATCAGCCTTGTCTTGCCCGTTCCGGCTGATCCGACCGCCCGAAGAACCTTCAAATCGTCCATTTGATCCTCCTGATCCCCCACTAGCGGGGCGTAAGATGGGTAAACCTAGATTTTCCGTCCACAAAAACCGCTTTACGTCTGAACTTTTTGGTGCCTGGACGTGGATTCCCCGGATTTTACGAAATTTCGCGGACACCCTAAGTCCTTATCCAGCAATGACTTCCGACTCAATCCGCAGAATCCGCGTCTCGGCGCGATGTTTTTCACCATTTTCGATGGCCGCCTCCCCCGTATTAAGCGGCAAGTTCTCAGCCCCCCCTTCGGCCAGTGATTCGATGGCCGCGATCCACTCTGGCGTGAACACGACGTAGCTCCTTTTCGTGGTGCCGAACGTGTGCCGGCCCTCCCTGAAGTCGCGGGCCTTCATGCGGTCGCAGAGCAGACGCTTAATCCGAATCCGCTCCCCGGCTGCCACGTCGTGGGCTCGTCCGATCTCCTCCCACGTCTTCACCCAGCCCAGCCACATCTCGCCGGGGGTCACCCATCTGGGCCTGCCCGACCGCTCGGGCTCGGGCTTGTCCTCGCTGGCCGGCTTCGCGCGTGCCAGCGTCTCGAGCAGATAGGCAGCCAGCGTGGCATACCGCAGGCTGGACGTGCCGACGTGTACGTCGTCGGTCTTCTGCTTCTCGATGAACAGCTTCTCGAAGAGGCCGGTCAGCTTCGGCCGCTTGCTGTTGCCGTCCTGGCCTCGCCAGATGGTCTGCCACTCGCCGATGTCGCCGTGCAGGATCACTCGGCGGGTTGACTCGAATATCTTCTTCGCCACCATCTTCGCCGACTCAAACTCAGCGAACGAGAATGCGATCTCGCCCTTGCATGGCGTGTTCTTCCACTGCGGGACGCACAGGATAATCTCGGCAGGGTCGGAGCAGATGACGCGAATCTTCCAGTCGCCTGGAGTCCACTCGCCGTCCTTCCAGCCCTCGACCGCAGCCCACTTGAGCCCGTGCATGGCGTAGCCGCTGACGGGAGCCTGCTGCCGCTTGCCCTCTTCCTCCTCCTGGGCGATCTTGTCGGCGACGGCCGCCAAGCTCTCCTCGGTTTCGGGCATGGAGTCGCCGCGAGCCTCCATCTTTCGGCGGTACTCGACGCACGAGTAGAAGAGCGTGCGAATCTGGGCCGGCGTCTTCGGCGGCTTGCATCGCCGCTCGTTGACCAGCTCAATCTCCATGAGCATATCGGCCTGGGCAGCGCCGCTGAGATACCTCGCGTGACTGAACACCTTGCTGGTGACGTAGCTCAAGAGGTGCGGGTGCCTGCCGCCCTCCTTAATGTCGCCGTGGAGCACGGCCCGCGATGACACGCCGGCCGACTCCCGCGTGCTCATATCAACGTCGTTGACGATCGCCCGCAGGAGCACGTCGGGCAGCGGGGCGAAGTCAACGTCGTCCATCGACAGACCCGGTTTCCAGCGATACTGCACGCCGCTCCAGTGCCAGCTCGGCGGCAGCACGCTCTGCGCGTCCAAGTCGCCCGTGCCCAACCGCACCTCCAGGCCACCGGGCTTCACGACCGCGGGGCAGCCGGAGAGGCGATCGTCCCACTTGAACAGCCGGTGCTCGGAGCGGCCTGAGACGTATGTCGGCGTCTCGATCTCCGTCAGACCCATCGTCTCGGCGTGTGCCTTTGCTTTCTCGTCATCCCACTCCATGTCGATGACGCCGCTGCGGGGGCCGAGCAGGATGCCGATGTTGAAAGGCTTCCCCGTATCCTTCGCCTCCTCGACCCAGTCGAGCAGCGTGTCTTCGTCGGCAGCGGCTCGGTCGCCCCACGCCTTGCCTCGCGGGTGCTTGCCGCACTGCATCTGGGCCGCGCCGCCGATCTTGTGATCGGGGTTGCCGCAGGCGCACGACCCGTCGGGCATGATGCCGTAGTCGCGGACGATCTTGCATCCCTTCGACTGCGCAAGCGCGCCCTCCTTGAACACGGCATCACCATCGAACTCGAAAGCCACGGGAACCTCCTTGTGTTGTGTGCAAAGAATCCCCCGCGGAGCCGCCACTGCTGACGGCCCCGCGGGGTTTAATGTCGCCATCACAGGCCCGTGAGAGATGCACGGGTGATCTGCGACGACTTCGCTGGGTTACAAAGCCACGCCAACGCATAGGCTGCCGGCCCGCTGGGACGATGTTGACCGGCGGGTTTCGTCGCCGGCCCGACAGCGAAGAACTACTCGTCGCCGATGTCGGCAGCGTTCACGGTGGCCCCGGCGGGCGGCGCGCTGAACATCTGCGTCAGGGGCTTGTGGTAGACCGCTTCGGCCACCGCACCCTGATCCTCACTGATCGTGCCAACTACGCGCGGAACGATCTGCGAGTAGGGCTGACCGCCAGCGTTCTTGATTTTCTGGAGCTTCAGCCCGATGACGCACTCGTAGAGGAACGACGGCAGCCGCTTCTTGAACGGCAGCCAGTTCGCCAGCGACCCCGGCCCGACGGTCACGAGGATCGGCCACGTCTCACCATCGCGAAGGACGGCGAGCACGCGGCTTTCCTTGACCTTCCGCGAACGGCCGCCGCCCTTGCCACTGCCCCATCCGAACTCGGGGCCGGTGGAGAGCGCCGCCCAGTCGAACTTTTTGTCGCCGATGCGATACCGTTCCAGAGCCTTGGGATCGCAATCACCGAGATCGTCGGAGACGCGGTAGCCGACGATCAGATCGTGCGTCACGATCACCGGACGCATGTCCGACGGATCATCTTTCGGCCACAGCGTGCCGCGGCGGCCCTCGGCGACGAGAAGACCGACGATCTCCTCGGTCGTCTCCACGTTGCCTTGGTTGTCAATGCTCCAGACCGTGCCACCTCCGGCCGGCGTGGGAACGCGGATCAAGTCCTGCTCCCTCATCGGCTCGCCCTCCAGGTTCGCCTGGATGATCCTGGCCTGCCGACTCGTCGGCGACAGCGCGGGGTAATCGATCACCTTCAAACTCGTCGAAATCGCTGTGCTCATGGGTTTCTCCTAGAGCGTTTATCGATCCATCAACCAGCCGCGCGGGCAACGCGCCCGCGCGGCAACTTCATCAGCCGACCGTGACGTGCCGCAGCACAGGCCGGATGTACTCGCTCACGAGGCCGGCGAACGCCGTGCCGTCAGCCCAAGGCTCGCGGGCATCCTTTCCCGCGGCTTTGTGCATCTCCTTGAGCACAGACTTCAGTTGGCTCGTGTTGACGCCAATGAGCTGCTTCTCCATCCCTGCCGCCCGTGCCGCAGCCAACACCGCATCCTTGTTGTCAGCCGTGGCGGAAACGGAGTGATCCCACTCCACCCGCCAACTCCGTCCAGCGACTCGAACTCCGTCGAGCCTCCCAGCCGTCATCTCCTCGACGGCGATTTCTGCGAGCGACTCTCGCCGCTTCTTGAGTTCCTTCACGACCAGCTCGGCCACGTCGATTTCGCGGTCGATCTGGGCGATCTTTTCAAGCGCGCTCGAGAGCGGCGTTGTGTCTTGTCCGGTAGGAATTGCAAACGACATCGATGACTTCCTTTCTGTTAGAGAGAGCTTCATACACGCGGCCGTCTGCCGTTGTCTTATTCTGTAGGTAAGCAACTAGGCTGAAAAACCGCGTGTTTCGTTCCTGCCCAGGCCGATGGAGGCGGGCGATTGCTTGCAGCCACTCGGAGAGCGAGTGGCCGAGACTGTAAAAGATGCCGACGGCGGCCCTGGTGAGATCAATTCCGATTCCGCCTGACTGAATCTGAGCAACCAGTACGGCGGTCTCACCGGCCTGCCACGCGGCAAGGGAGTCCACTTTACCCGACAGCTCGCTCACGGTGCGACCCAGTTGGTTGCAAACGTGCAGGACACTGTCGATATCCGACCGAAACCGGCAGAAGACGACCAGCGGCTCGTTCTCGGGCATATCCTCGAGCATCTCCGCGAAGGCGGCCCGCTTCGACGGCGTCTCGTCGATCTGCCGCGCCGCGACGGTATCGTCGAGTCGCATGAAGCCGCTGGTGGCCTGGAGCATCCGCAGCAGGCCGACCATCGCGTTCGATGGCGTGATGTAGCCGCCATCGACCTCCGCACAGAATTCACTCTCGAGCTGCGTGTAGACTTTGGCCTCCTTGGCCGTCATCTCCACGGGCACCTCAATGTGATGGATCGGCGGGAGGTCGAGGACATCCTCGCTCTTCCGCTGGAATGTCGTCGCCGCCACGCGGGCAGCGAACTGCTCGCGGTTTCGCCAGCCGATGACCATGCCGGGGATCGCGGGATTCACCACGGCGTAGGTGGCCTTGAAGAGCGTGTAGGTCGTGCCGAACGTCGGGCACTCCGGCGATTCGACGGCCCGCCACGTTCCGTAAGCGTCGAGAGGCGACTGAGCCAGGAGCGTGCCGCTCAATCCGATCCGCTTCGCGGTCGGGTTTTTCTTGCAGAGCTTGGCCGCCCACTTACTGGCCGCGCCAGACGGCGACTTGAGCCTGTGAACCTCGTCCCACACGAGGCATTCCCAGGACAGCTTTTCAACTTCCTTGATTCGCCAGAGCGATTCGTAGTTGCCGACAACGATCACGGGCGATGTGTCGGCCATCGCTGCCATCAGCATTCGGCCTTTGTCGGCCGAGGTGCCGCGGTCAAGCAGGAGCACGCGAATCTCAGGCATCCACATTCCCGCCTGCTTCGCCCAGGCGGGAATCACCGCCTTCGGGCAACCGACCAGAATGCGGCGAATGCTGCCAGCGAGCATCATCCGCTTGATTATTTCCAGCGTGGTGCGGGTTTTGCCCGCCCCCATGCCGATCCACAACAGAACGTCGCGGCGGCCGTCGGCCCAGTCGATCGCTTCCTGCTGATGTACCCAGAGCATCCTGCTGCACTCCTTTGCGTGGGCAGGATAATAGGCTACTAGTCAACGATCAGTCAAGCGAGGTTTCGATGCCGCCCTTTTTTCCTGCCTGCCTCTTGGAGACGGCGGGCCAGGGAAGCGTTGGCTTCGCAGGAGGCTCGCGAGAAAATCCAGCATCGGCTGCGGTTGTTCCTCGTGTTGACGAGGATTCTGGCGACGAGATCGCCTTGCTGTGCTAGTCGAGTCGGAAACGTCCAATGGACGCCCATGATCTCGGCAGCCTCGCCTGTGCTGATAGCGTCACCAAACGCAATCTGATTTTTCACCGCCGCGAGGAGCTTGAGCATCGGCGGCCGGAGGTCGATACCCGCTCGAGGCCGCTTGCCGCTGCCACCCTGCTTGAGTTTCTCGGCGTAGTCTTCCCAATCCTTCTCGCACTCAGCGAGCGAGTACACCGTGAAGACTCGCTCTGGGTCGCTAACGACCGGGGATGCCAGGGTGCGAGTGGTCAGGAGCCCCTTCTCGGCCATTCGGTGCGGCGTCGTCCAGTGGACGCCTAAAACACACGCCGCCTCCCAGCTTCCGAGTGCCTGATCGATCTGCTTTGCTTTTGCCTTTGCCATCTCTCGGTCTCCTGGCGGGCAAGCCGCCAGAGAAGCATATTCCTCGGGATCGCCCAGAAGGACGATTTTGCCCAAACGCCACGGCTCCCCACTTGACGCGAAGTGGAGGATAGGGGATTTTAAGTGGGAACGCCACCCCCGGCGGTCAACGGCCAGCAATACGCAGTCCGTCCGAAAAACATGGAGGTTGCCGATGCGGAGGTTCAAGGTGATATGCGAGTGGACGGGAGACGTGAGCATGGATGCTGACGAATTGATCGTTTCTGCCGACAGCAAAGAGTCTGCCATCAAGAAAGCGAAAAAGAAATGGAGGTTAAACATCGGCGCGAAATGGCCCGACGCGCGTCTGGGGAAAGTTTTTATCTTCACGCCGGCAAGGCAGGCAAAGTCGACATAGGCCGAACCCACTCGTCCACCGCGCCCCACCAAGGGGGGGCGCGCCCACCTAGACTTCAAGCATCGGCGTGGTACTCCTTTTGACGGAGAGTCACCCCATGCGATTGCTTCAAGTGCTTCACGATTTCTACGCGCCGCTGACGGGAGTCAGCGACCGCACGATCACCCTCTACAGCTACACGCTTCGTGCGTGGGGGGAGGTTCTCGGGCGACCGCCTGAGACCACAGATTTAGAAGAGCTGTCGGTCGCGCGGTTCTTGGCTCACCGTGTTCGCACGATGTCGGCCGCGACGGCCGCGAAGGATAAGGCCCAGGTCACCGCCATCTGGGGGTTCTGCTCGAGGCGTAAAATGTGCGAGACGTGGCCTCAGACTCCCAGGATCATCGTGCCCGAGCGGGTGCCGGAGTGCTGGATGACGGACGAGCTTCAGCGAGTGATCGACTCCGCGAGGCAGGAGCCGTACAGCTACTGCGGCTTCTCTGGCTCGCTGGTGTTCCCCGCGATGCTCCTGACCGCTTACTCGACGGGGGAACGCATCGGCGCGATCATGGGCCTCAAGTGCCGCGACGTTCGCGGTTGCAGCGTTATCTTCAGAGCGGAGGATCGCAAGGGGCGTCGGCGGGACATTTTCCGCGACATTAGCGTAGCCTGCGCCGATGCGCTCCTGGCTGTTGCCCGCGGGCCAGAGGATACCGCCATCCCGTGGGATCGGCACCCAACCTACGTCTACAACCGGCTGAAGATCATCCTCAAACGAGCCGGCCTGCCGCACGGCCGCAAGGACAAGTTCCACAAGGTCAGGAAGACGACCGCCTCCTACTACGAGGCGGCCGGCGGCTCTGCCCAGCGTCTGCTTGATCACTCGAGCCCAGCGGTCACGAGGAAATACCTAGACCCCAGGATCGTCAGCCCAGGCGTGCCTGCCCCGAGCGTGCTTCCCAAGGTGGTCTAGGAATCGGAGTTCCACTCATCAGACATATCTCCGATGGTCTCGGCAGCGAACATGAGAGCCTGTGCGACTACGGCTATGGCAATTGCTATGGCTGCTAATAGCTTCGATATCAAGTTTGAACCCATGTCGCAGTCTTCTCGTCCAGCGTCCATCCTTCGCCGGGGCAGGGCGGCACGAACACGTCAAGCGGCTCGTAGTAGCGGTAGCCGATTGCGGCGTAAACGCCGCGAATGTTTCCGTTGTAGCTAGTCCGAAGGCACCTCTGCCCACGAACGGCTGCGTAGTGGGACTCCCAGTCGACGCCCTCGTTTTCGTCCCGCCCGACGATCACTTCTGTGACTGTGTTCGTGCCATCATTCGAGAGGAATGCGTAGTGTGCCATTTTAGTTGAACGTCACAGTGTCGGTGCCAGCCGTGATAGTGAGAGTAGTCAGATTCCCCGTGGTAGACGAGGACGTGGTGAGTCCAGCCCCGACTGTCACTCGCAGCCGAGCGTCGTACTGCACAACGACGACGCCGCTGCCGCCGTTGCCCGCAGCGTTATTGCTAGCACTGCCGCCGCCGCCACCGCCGGTATTTGCGCTACCGGCAACGCCGACGTTTCCAACTGTGGAGTTGCCGCCGCGACCGCCGCCACCAGCACCGCCAGACGCTAGGTTGCTGGTGTTGTTACTGCCGCCGCCGCCACCACCGCCGTATTGCAATCCAGTAATTGCCGAGGTGACACCAGCACCACCAGCACCACCGACGGCCCCAGCAGCGTTTGCGCCGTTGGCAGATGCACCACCACCGCCGCCGTGACCGCTACTGGCTGTCCCAGCCCCTCCATTGCCGCCGCCGCCAATGCCGATGCCAATAGCTGAAGTGCTTTGTGCGCCACCGCCGCTCGCGCCGGTCATGCCGATCCCCATAAGGCTGTTGGCAGTCGTCGCGCCGCGTGTGCCGCCTGCCCCGCCGCCGCTGCTGAGTATCGCGTCAAATCGCGAGGACGAACCACCGCCTGCGCGAGTGTCCACGGCGGTCGTTCCTGCTCCACCCGCGCCAACTCGCACCGACAGTGGCGTCCCTAGCGTAATCTGCACGGCCTGCTCAATGACGTTGCCAGCACCGCCACCGCCGCCCTGATGTCCGCCACCACCACCGCCGCCAACAACGAGAACTCGCGCAATCACGCTAACGCCAGAGCGCAGCCGCGAGGCACTCACCAGCGACGATGATGCGGCAGCGATTGTCATGTAATCTCGACCCCAAACGCCGAGAACGCCACGTTCGCCGACGCAGCGTAGACCGAGACTACATCCGTCGCAGCCAGCGTTATGCCGAGCGTGAGGGTTGCCGTGTCATTCGCAGGAAGTGCAGCGTCATAGGCGAGGTACTGCGAGGTCGCGATCGATGCACCGGCCGGTCGCACGGCGATCCGGTATGTCGTCGCGCTGCTCGCTGTGTTGCAAACCGTGATGGTCGAGCAGATAGCCTGCGTGGATGATGGCACCGTGTAGAGGGTCGATAGCGTCGTCGCGGAAGGATTTGATTGCCCAAGAACTTTATGCGTCTGCGGCATCTCAGCCTCCCATCAGCAGAAAAGGATGTATCGGAACGAAGTCGAGCCGTGCCTGCGAGAGCGTGCCAATTGCGAGATCGGAGGCTGAGATCGCCACAGTCCCAGTGCGGCCCGCCACGCTGACGACATTCGCAGAGACAGTGCCGCTAATCACAGACAGACCCGCCCCAACCACCACGCCGCCCAAAGACGAGGTGGTGGCATCTGGCAGCGTGTAGCTTGACGATCCGCCGCCCCCGCCGGAAACGCCGACTTCAACGTAGACGCCGTCTGTGAATTGATGGAGCCTAGACGTGTTGGAGGCGAGGTACAACACATTCGGCAGACCGACTGCGGGAAACGAACTCGTGGTTGCGTAGCTGGCAATTGACGAGAACGTCGTCACCACCCCAGCCGCAGAGCGGAAGAACAACCGACCGTCCGCTTGGTTCACGGCGAGAACGCCATTTCCCAGCGATGCCGGAGTATTTCCGGACGTGTTGCTGTAGAGGTTGCGAACTGTGTTTGCCACTGTCAGAAGCTTCCTGAATCGATAACAAGATTGTCGATGGAGCCGCCAGTGATGTTCACGTTGCTCGAACTCTGCTGGCTCATCGAGCCGAGGCCGAGGTTTGTGCGAGCCGTGGCCGCATCGGTCAAGTCGCTGAGGTTCGAGGCCTTGGCAAGCTTGCCGCCGATGGTTGTCGAGATCGTCGTGGAGAAGCTGGCATCCGAGTTCAAAGCGGAGGCCAGTTCTGCCAGTGTGTTTAACGCTTCTGGTGCCCCATTCACCAGCGATGACACAGCCGCCGACACGAAAGCCGTCGTGGCGATCTTGGTCGAGTTGTCTCCGGCCGCTGGAGTCACAGAGGCAGGCATTCCCGTGAACGTCGGAGACGCCAGCGGCGCATAGGTGCTGCTCGCAGAAGACTGCGTGAGATAGGTGCTGCTCGCAGAAGAGATCGTCAGGTAAGTCGTCGCGGCGTTTGCCGTGGTCAAGTAGTTGGCGAGTTGCGAAGACACGTCAACGGCCGCGACAGCCGAGGTGACATAGCTCTTGGTTGCGAACACCCCGTCGCCGCCGATGGCGATCACGCTTGTGGCGTTGCCGTCCTGCCCTAGACCCTTGCCATACCAAACCACACCATCGACCTCATTCACGGCGACTTCGCCGTTGAGAAGAGTTGCTGGTGCGCCAGCGTTGCCCGATACTCTACGCTTCAGCCTAAGACGATTTGCCATGATTGACTCCTAAAAGTTTTGTCCATCCAAAATCAGATCGCCTTCTGGCTTGTTGCGCCACTTGCCGTTCGAGTAACGAATCAAGTCTCCTTCCGCGACGTTGTTCAACTGCACGTCACTCGCCGCAGACAGGGCATTGCCGGGAGGGCCAATAACACCCTGCGGCCCCTGCGGCCCGATGCCGCCTCCGGCCGTTGCCTCGACGACCGACGAGCCGACGCTCGCGGAGATGACGCCGCTGCCACTGACGGTCGCCGTAATCGGCTGCGACGAAACACTCGCTGTGATGCTGCTCATGCGTAGACCTCCACAGTGCCGCTCAAAGCCGTTCGCTGCACGCTGCCGGGAGCCGTCCAGTCAAGCTGCCATCCGTATGTGCCAGCCGCGAGCGAGGCGGTCTGCGTGTCGGTGAGACTCACAGAGACTTGCCCTGCGGCAGCGTCAGCCAAGGTCGTCGTGAAGGGCATCACGGTCGCTCCTGTGACGAGACTCGTCACGGCGGCTGAGACTGAGTAGGAAGCCAGCGAGACGTTGAAGTCGATGAGCGTCGAGAAGTCTCCTGACTTCTTGAACGCCAGATTCATTGTGCCCGGTAGCAGGCTGAATGTGTTGCTCATTGTGCTGCCTCTTCGATTGCCTCGATATCACGCCGCCGATCAGTCGCCATCCGAACCACCGCTTGAGCCTCTGCGAGGGCTCGTGGCAATACGCTCGCCGCCCGCCAGAGACAGTAGCTGCCGATGGTTGAGCAGATGAAGAGTTCGAGGATGTTGCGCATGGTCTATGAAATCCAGAGCCGGAACTTTCCTTTTGAATTAGTACTGGAAGCAGTCCAATCCGCTGTTGAACTGTACGAAGTGCCTGTCGTTGAACTCAATTTGATGACATCTCCAGCGGTAACACTTATAGTCCTGCGCGCTCCGTGTGTGCCGAAAAATGTCTGACTGCCCACAAATGCTGTAGATAGAGTGCCGTTTCGCACATACCTCACCATGTCAGGGATTTCCGAGCCGTCATTCTCTCTGCCGCCGAACTCAACTGTAAGAGTGCCAGAAACCCCGCAAGTAAACTGCCAAACACGGTAAGTATTTGCGCCGTATCCCCAACCCCAATCAATTCCGTTTGGGGCAGCCGCGTCACTGGTTTGAAGCGGGCTTGCTGCTGTTCCGCTGCCGCTCCATGAGTACGCTGTCCCGACATCAGCGGTGCCGCTAGAGGGACTGACTGTAAGGCTCGCCGCACTCGGCGTGACGCTGCTGCTCGCCGCCGTGAAGGTGCCAGTACCCGCCGCACTCACGCCCGCAACTCGCACGGTATACGCCGTGCCGTTAGTTAAACCCGTCAGCGTGTAGCTAGTGCCGGTGCTGCCGGTAGACACAGTCTGGGCAGAGCCGCCCGATGGCGTGTATTCGACGGTGTATCCAGTGATTGCAGAGGTGCCGGGCGCAGACGGTGCCGTCCAAGACAAAGCGATCTGCGCGTTGCCTGCGGTGGCCGCGAGAGATGTGGGTGCATTGGGTGGAGTTCCAGCGCTAGGCGTGACGCTGCTACTCGCCGCCGTATAAGCACCCGTGCCTACGCCGTTGACCGCCGCCACGCGGAATCGATACGCAGTGCCGTTCGTCAGCCCCGTGACGGTCGCGCTCGTCGCGGTCGATGCAGCCGCCGAGAACGTCGTCCACGTTGCACCGTTGTCGCTACTAAACTGCTCACGGTAGTCGGTGATCGGTGCTTGCGCGATCACGCCAGTGGGTGCAGTCCAAGACAGTAAAGCCTGCGCGTTGCCGCCGGTCGCCGTGAGGCCGGTCGGTGCAGGGGGCAAGAACAAATCCCACCGGGAGTCTGCGGCTCCGGCCGATGCGACGAGTTCCCACGCTGATCCTGTCCACGACCACGTCCTTCCGTTGGCCGCGTATGTCTGTCCGACTGTCGGAGATGCTGGTGGAGAGAGCGGCATTAGGCGATACCCCATTTAGTCTTCAAAAACGTGCTGATCTGCCCGATTGCGGTGGACGAAATCTGCTGGTCATACAACGCGACCTCGCAGATATAGCCCTTCCACCGCTGGTCGGTTGACTGCGAGCCGAGGTTTGCGTAGCCAATAGTAAAACGGTCGCTTCCAGATGCGGGCGTCAACGTCCCACCGTCCTCTGAGTAGTATGTCAAGCCTACTGCCGTGCCGTTGACATACATCGCAGACGATGGAAGGTTGCCGCTAGGTATAGACATAGCTATGACGGCAAACGTGTTGTTGTAGGCCGACGAAGGGCTGAGTTGAGAGAAATATGTATTATTTTGCTGCCATACAAAAAGCGCAGCGTAGTCGTGCCTTACTTGCCATCTCCAGCCAGTATACAAACCCTGCGTCTTTGCAATCAGCGTGCCATAATTGTTCGCGTCTACTTTGGCGACGATGAATATCGTGCCGCCGGTCGATGTCAGGCCCATTCCATCGACGCCGTCAAGGCCGAGTCCGATCAGCCCGCCTCCATCGACGCCGAACTGAAGAACTGAACGGCCATTCTGGAAAGACGATCGAAGAGTCGGGCCTGTGTAGGCCGCATTGATTGCATCCGCTCGCAGCGTGGCGTGCCGACCGTTCCCCGATCGGTCTTCCCAGCGTTTCACGACGCTGTCCGCCGACGCGACTGATCCGCCAGAAACCGCCCCATAGAGCGTGCTGGATTCTGAGGCGTCATACCGTGCAAACAGACCAGAAGTCGTCTGGATGATGTCGCCCGAGGCAGGAGTCACGGCACTGCTCGCAGACGAAAACGCACCCTGCCCGAGGCTGTTCGCTGCGGCCACGCGGAACACATACGCCGTACCGTTGGTCAGACCCGTCACCGTCGCAGTAGTGCTGGTTGAAGTCCCGTCGCTGAAGGTCGTCCACGACGAGCCCGAGTTGCTGCTGAACTGAACGACATAGTCCGTAATCGGCACTGCCGAAAGCACGACTGTAGGTGCCGTCCACGAAACGGTCGCTTGTGCGTTGCCGCCTGCCACAGTCACGCTGGTCGGCGCGGCTGGCGTGAACAATGCTTGAAGCACTGTGTCTGTGCCGTCTCCACCAGCACTACCACCGCTCACGCCCAACTCAAGGTAAGCACCCTGCCATTGGTAGGCGCGAGACGTGTCCGTTGCCAGATAAATCACTCCGCTACTCCCCGTCGCGGGGAATGCGAAAACCGTCGCGGCAGCGACTACTCCGCCGCCACCGCTCGCGGCGACGAGTTCCCACACATTGTTTCCCGCGTAGCGGTACTCTCGCGAGTTTTGCGTTGACAGTGCCCCAACTGATGGGTTGCTTGGGAAGCTCAGTGGCATGATTACCTCTAGTTACCGATCTCGACATAGACGCTGTTCGCTGTGTCCCAGCGAAGCGCACGTCCAAAATCCGTGAGGATATAAATGGTGTTGCTGGCACCGACAGCAGGCAGAGACCCCGCCACAGCGACCTCGACGATGTTCGCAGAGCCGCCAGAACCGCCGGCACCGACGACGGCTGGCCTGTTAGCGGCGTTACCCGCGAACAGCTTGTTGTCTGCCGCGTTGTAGGCCAGTTCGCCGTAACTGAGAGTCGGCGTCGAGCCTGCGACGTTCGAGCGTTTTATTTTGATGATCTTTGGCATTGTTATGTTTTACCATGCCGTAAGGGCAGCAACGAAGTCTGTGCCTGCACTTACGCTTGCCCAATTTATCTGCGGGCCGATCCGAGTCGGCGACAGCACAACCGAGACCGAGTTTCCACCAATTTGAGCGCTCCTGTTGCTGCCCCAGCCCCACAGCTCGCCTTCTGCCGTGGTCGCGAAGGCGCACTCGCCGCTGACGGAAACGCTTGACCAAGTTTTACCGAGTCCGATCTGCGTCGGAATGACTCGGGGGTCGGTCGTCCCGTCGCCAATCCCGTAACTGCCACCGCCCCACCCCCAAAGGCCGCCGCCAGATGTGATCGCATATGAAATTGCGTTACGCGACGAACCTCCGACCCAGTCGCTTGATGTTCCGATTCGGACGGGTGAGGTTCTGGGCGAGATTGTCCCGTCACCGACTGCGCCAGAGGCGTTGTAGCCCCAGCCCCATAGCTGGCCGGTCGTCGTTATGGCAAAAGAATTGTCGCCTCCAGCAAAAACTTTTGACCAATTCGTTGCCGAACCAATTCTCACAAGGGTTTCTGTAGGGTTAGTCGTTCCGTCACCGACTTGGCCGAAATTGTTGTATTCGCCGAGACCCCAAAGTTCACCAGCCGAGTTGATTGCGAAGATCGTAAACCCTCCGCAGGCGACAGCAACCCAATTGCTTGCCGACCCTATCCTTCGAGGGGTATCCGGCGCTCCCTGCAAATCAACTCCCCAAGAATAAAGAGCGCCCCCAGCAATTCCCGCGGAGTGGTAGTCGCCAGCAGAAACAGAAGTCCAATTTGAGGCCGAACCGACGAAGAATGGGGAGTTCTTGTTATCTCGCGAGCCGAGGCCAAGCTGCCCATAACCGTTGAGCCCCCAGGCCATCAAGCGTCCAGTTGTTGTGATCGCTAGCGAATGATACCTACCGGCAGCGATACTCGAGAATCGAATTGAGGAAAACGATATCAGCCCCGACGGCGGCGGCGGCGGGACGATGTTGTATGTGCCGCTTCCAAGCTGCCCCTGCGCGTTGTTGCCGCCCCATGCCCAGACCTGACCGGATTCGTCGGGTACGGACAGCGGAGCAGGAGCGCTCGTGAGCGATGTCGAGAACGTGGAGCCCGAGAGGCCAGACGTTGCCGTCACAACAACCCTATACACGTCGCCGTTGTCGCTCGCATATTTCAAGTTATTCAGAGACAGAGTCGCGGATGCTCTTCCTGGCAAGTCGACGAAGCTTCCAACACCTTTCGTCTGCTTCTGCCACTGATACGAGAGAGCAGAGAAAGGCGACGTTGTGGCCGATACGAGAAAAGTAGCTGCACCATACAGAGACGTTTGAATCGTCGGCTGGTATGTGATACTCAGCGACGGGCTGGGGACGTTGAGTGTGGCTGTTCTGCTGAAAACGGTGGGCGCTCCGCTTGCGGAGATCGCTGCCCGATAAGCGTCTTGATCGTTCACTGACGCAGTGAGTCCTGACAGCGAGAGCGTCCGACTCGTTGCAGAGGGAATGTCGGCGAACAACGACGATCCAGGCTTCTTAACTTGCCACTGGTAAAAAACGGTCGCGAGATTCGAGGAAGTTGCGTTAGTTGAGAAAACAGCCGAGCCAGTAAGAGACAAGAAATCTTGAGGCTGCTCTGTGATATTTATGTCCGCTGACGGAACATTCAATACTGCGATCCCGCTCGTCACGCTGACGCCGGAACCATCTGCTGACGAGACGACGACACAGTATTCGTCGCCATTATCGGCGGCTGGCGTCAGCCCGGTCAGGCTCAAAACGCTGGCGGTCGCTCCGGCAACGTCAGTAAACGTGCTTGACCCGCCCTCCCGTTTTCTCCACTGATACCGGAGCGAGCCATACGAGATGGTCGCCGTAACAGAAAGGGCCGCAGTGCCGCTGTAGGTCAATACACTTTTCGGATCGGACAGCACCGTGATGGCCGGCAGTGGCACGGTCAGGGTTGCGGAAAAGCTCGTCGCGCCGATCAAGCCGTTTGTACCCGAAATCACAACCCTATAAACGTCGCCGTTGTCTGTGACTGCCGATAGCCCTGACAGGAAGAGGTCGGGCGAATTAGAGCCTGGAATGTCTATGAAAGGCCCAGCGCCAGACTCTTGTTTTTGCCATTGCCACGCCAGCGATGAAGAGCCGACCGTTCTTGTAAGGACAGAAAATCTCGCCGTCCCGCTAGAGGCAAAAACAGACGCCGGGTGCGAGATGAACTCAACGTAAGGCGTGGGCAAGACGGTGAGGGTTGCTTCATTGCTATACGCTGCCGCCGCCCCTCCTGTCGCCGACACTATCACGCTGTAAGCGTCTCCTGTATCAAACACGGGGCTTAAACCCGTCAGGGCAAGCGTAGCGCCCGTCGCGCCGGGCACGTCTGTGGAAGTCACGCTGCCCGACTCTCGCTTCCGCCATTGGTATGAGAGAGTCGCCCCTCCGGTCACGCTTGCGGCCACAGAGAATGTTGCGGAGCCTCCGACGGACGATTGCGAAGACGGCTGACTCGTTATCACGATTACCGGCACCACTGCGAACGACAGCTTCGCTGCTTGGCTAGTGACGGATGCTGCGCCACCTGTTGCCGAGACGACCACGCGATACCAGTCGCCGTCATCGCTCGCGGACGAGAGCCCCGTTAGCGGCAGGGTTCTGGATGTCGCGCCGGTCACGTCCGAGAACGGGCCTGCGCCCGACTCTTGCTTCTGCCACTGATATGACAAAGTGGCCCCGCCGGTCACGGTGGCGGTTGCGGCGAACGTAGCCGCATTGCTAGCCGCCTGCTGGCTGGTGGGTTGCGAAGTGATTGCGATAACAGGCAAGGAGATCACCGTCAACGACGCCGCCCGCGACGTTACGCTCGCTGCCCCGCCAGTCGCAGAGACAATGCAGCGGAATTTGTCTCCGTTGTCGCTGGGGGATGCGGGGTAGATCGACAGGCTGGCACTCGTTGCGCCGGATATGCTCCCGCCATTGGATACATCCACGAAAGCCCCCGCCCCAGACTCCTGCTTTTGCCATTGATATGACAGCACAGAGCCGCCCGTGACTGAAGAAGACACAACCAAAGTCGCCGTGCCCCCCTCGGCGACCGAAGCGTCCGCGGGGCTGTTGCTCTGAACAGTGATTGCGGGAACAGGAACGCTCAGTGCGGCAGAAAGACTCGTAACCGAGACCGCGCCGTCTGTTGACGAAAGGACAACCCGGTATACGTCTCCGTTGTCGTTGGCGTAAGTTAGCCCAACCAAGTCGAGGCTCGCACTGGTGGCACCGGAGACAGCCACGAACGGGCCAGCGCCAGACTCTTGCTTTTGCCACTGATATGAAATTGTCGCACCACCCGTAACGGACGCAGAGACGCCGAAAGTCGCTTCGCCAGAGACGTTTGCAGTGCGACTAGACGGTTGTGACACAATGGTGATGACCGGAGAGGCTACGGTGAGCGTAGCCGCACCGCTGGTGACGCTAGTCGCTGCCCCCGAGGCAGAGGCAACGACCTGATACAAGTCGCCGTTGTTCGTGGCGTTTGTCAGCCCGGTCAGCGCGAGTGTTGAACTCGTGGCTCCTGGTATGTTTGCAAAGCTACCAACGCCCGCTGCCCGTCGCTGCCACTGATACGAGACCGTTGGGGTGAAGGTGGCTACGGCAGTAGCGGTAAAGGTAGCAGAACCACCCACCGCGACTTGGCTTGAGGGCTGCGAAGTAATCGTTATTACTGGAACGGGCACCAGAACAGCCACGGCCGCGCTCGTGACACTCGTTGCTCCACCAGTGGCTGAGATTACAACGCGATATAGGTCGCCGTTGTTCAAGGCGTTCGTGAGACCCGACAGCGACAGCGTGTTACTTGTGGCACCGCTTACGGTGACGAAGTCGCTGACGCCATAAGCCGATCGCTGCCATTGATAAGAAAGCAGTGCCACTGCCGAAGCAGAGGCCATAACCGAAAAGGATGCTGCACCACCGTTGGCAGTCTGGGGGGCTGGCTGCTGTACGATGGCGATCACGGGCAGCGGTACGATCAGCGCCGTCGCGTTGCTGGTGACGCTCGCTGCTCCGCCAGTTCCAGAAACCACGACGCGGTAGGCGTCTCCGTTGTCGTTTTGGTTTGTCAGCCCCGTGAGCGTCAACTGAAACGATGTCTTCCCGGCGATGTCTGCGAAATCGCTTGCCCCATTCTCGCGTTTCTGCCATTGATATGAGACCGTAACGCCTGCGCTTGCGGCAGCGGAAATATCAAGCAATGCCTGACCGGAAGATGTATTTGTGGTTTCCGGCAATCTGCCGACAGTCAGCTTCGGATACACAATCGCGGATTCGCTTGAATATAGAGCGGCTGCACCGCCAGTCGCGGATACAGCTACCCGATAAACATCCGAGTCGTTGTCTGCCGTCAGGCCGGTCAAGGACAGGGTTGACGATGTCTCGCCGGCAACGGTCGCGAAGTCGCCGACTCCGTACCTCTTTCGCTCCCACTGGTATGAAAGCGTTGCGCTTTTCGTGACAGAAGCGACCACGGTAAGCGATGCCACGCCGTTGATCGCGACCCTCGTCGCCGAGGGCTGCTGCGAGATGGTGATGAAGGGCGCGGGGACGGTAAGGGACACGGCGTTGCTCGTCGTCGTCGTCGCGCCGCCGGTCGCGGACACGACGCAGCGATATCGAGAGCCGTTGTCGGCAGGGGTTGTGAGGCCCGTGAGGGTCAGCGTTGCGCTCGTGGCAGTTGGTATGTCAGCGTAAACGCTCGACCCAGACGCGGCTCGTTGCCACTGGTAGAAAATCGCGGAACCAAGCGTGGCGGTCGCCGTAATCGAAAAAGTGGCTTCTCCAGTCAAGGAGGCGACGGCTGCTGAAGGCTGCGAAGTAATCGCCAGGACAGACGAGGGGACGCTCGCTGTGAGTGTCGCAGAAGCACTATTCACCGTGCTGAAGCCAGACTTTGAGAATACAGCGCGGTATCTTGACCCGTTATCGCCAAACATCGGCCTAAAAGAGAGCGACGGAGATGTTGCCCCAGCGATAGTTGACCAAGTCGCCCCCGCGTCGAGGGATTTTTGCCATTGGATAGACGGGACTCCAAAGGGAGTCGTCGCAGACGATGAGAACGTCGCTGATAGCACGCCTCCAAAGTCAATGACAGCAGCCGATCCGTTTAGGATGAATCCGCTGCTCGACTTGGCATACTTGATCGCCTTGTTGCCGACGACCTGTCTCTCTGTCGTGAACTGAGGCAGCGAGCTTCCCCTGCTTGTCCAAGTGAGGCCGTCAAGACTGGTGTAGAAGACTGGCACGCCCGCAGAGCTTCTTCCGTTCGCCATGAAGCCACCGTCGACCGCCGTGATTGTGTCGGCCTGCTGCGCGGCTCCGCCAGATTGGCGAAGAACCCAATTCAGCCCATCGTTGCTGCTCGCGATTCCAGTCGCCGTCAAGGCTGCATATCTTCCGTCGCGGAACGCTATTCGGCTAATCTCTAAATTAACACCGCCGAAGTCCCACGATCCGTCCGGTCGCTGCGCGTAAATTACGCTACCGAAACCGCTTGCCGCTGGCCCTACGATGACGAATCGCCTTCCGTCATGCACGGCATGAGTAAGCGTGGAAGCAAAGATGCCCGTTCCTGACGGCGACCCCACGCCAGCGTTCGTTACTTCATAAATCGCATCAAAGTTGGCACCAGTCAGTAGAATTTTCGATCCGTCGCTTGAAACGCATATCTCTGGAACGGTGGAAGACGTTGTTGCCGATACGGAAGTCCAAGAATTCCCATTGCGCGAGAATAGGATGCGGCCTGCGCCTTGGTAAGCAAAGAACCACCCTCCTCCGCTTTCAACGAAATAGAGATCGGAAGTCACCGATGAAGATGACGCAAGAGACGACGTGGTGCTTGTCCAGTTAATCCCGTCAGTGCTTTTCGCGGAAACGATCGTAGCTGACCTTGGAAGAACCGTTAGATAAACTCCGTTTCCATGCACTACTCGCGACCACACGCCAGCGTGTGGAAGTACATCCAGCCGGGAGGCCCACGTCACGCCGTCGTCACTTGTTGCTAGGTAATCGCCAGCACTCGCGTCGGCTGGCGTTGCGAACCACTTATCGTTCGCGACCGACACGCTGCTCCAAGACCCCGATGGAAGCGTAAATGTACGAGTCGAGTACGCGGACGAAGCGGCAGTTGTGTTGCTCGGTTGCTGCGTGACCGTGATTGTGTCCGCAGGCACGGTCAGGGTGGCCGCACTCGACCGAACAGTGCTCCAGCCGCTCTTCTCGAACTTCGCTCTGTATCGCTTTCCAGAGTCGCTGCTCGTGAGTCCAGTCAAGTTCAGCGACGAGTTTGTCTGCCCGCTCAAGTCCGAGAAGTTCGCGCCGTCGCTTGAGACTTCCCACTGAATCGTCGGTGCCCCCGCGGGAGACGTTGCGGCAGACGAAAAGGAGGCAGAGTAGTTCGGCGTCGTGCCAGCAACCGGCTGGCCTGTCTGGCTGGCTGGCTGCGTCGTCACGCTGATTGGTGCCACGTTCAGCGTGGCCGCATTACTCGTTACGTCAGGGTAGCCGCTTGACGACACGATGCAGCGGTATCGCCGACCACTGTTGCCGGTCTCGGTGACCGCACTCAGCGAGAAGCTTGCCGACGTGGCTCCGCTCACACTCGTCCAATTCGTTCCGTCTGGAGACGATTGCCACTGGTAGGTCAGGCTCGTCCCAGGGGTCGTGGCAGAGACGGCGAAGCTAGCTGATGTGCCGTTAGTCAGGGACACGCTCTGCGGCTGAGTCACAATCGAGATCGCCGCCGCTATCGTCAGCGTGGCCTCGCCGCTCGTGAGCGTGGCCGTCGGAGTCAGCTCGACGGCCACGGCCGGGAACCAACCGCCGACTGCCGAGCCGCCCGTGCCAGACGAGCCTGTCGAAATCACGACGCGGTACTTGTCGCCGTTGTTGGCGGCGTATGAAAGCGAGTCAAGAGATAGAGTGGCCGACAGCCCAGTTGCGATGTTCGACCAAGCGCCAACACCACCAGCCTGACGCTGCCACTGATAGAGCAGTTCTGCGCTCTCAGTGGCTGATGCCGTGACGATGAACGTAGCAGCACCAGCCACTGCCGTCTGATCAGCCGGCTGCACCGAGATCGAGATCGTCGGAGTCGTCCAGTCTTCGATCGCAGCCCGCCGCCACTGGTTCACGTCGTTGGCGACGTAGACGTAGTCTGAGTCGTAGCTGAGAGCACCGGCCTTTGTGACCGCCGTTGTCGCCGTCGGCGCGGTTGACCAAGCTATCCCGCCAGCCTCAATCGTGACGGCACCTGTCTTGCCGTTGACGCTCTGGACGGGAGCCGCCGCAGCCGCCCGAGCCGACGTGAAGTAGAGGTTCGTCGTGCCTTCGATCACCGCGTCGGTTGAGCCTGGGCTGCTGGCGATTTCGACGTAGGCCGACCCGCTCCATCTGTAGAGCTTGCGAGTGTCGACAGTGACGTAGAGCTTTCCGCTCTCGCCAGTTATGGAAGCCAGCGCGGAGAATGTTGCCGCTTCGACGATGTCGTCGACATAGCTCGGGAGGAGGCTGCTCGAGATTTTTCCAGAGCCGTCAAGCGTCACATAGGTGCCAGCCGGCTGCTTTAAGTCCAACGCCGACTGTAATCCGATCACGTCGCTTACGGCGTGCGAATGCGTGGAGGGAGCGAAGGTGGCTGGCACGCCCGTCAGATTGCCGTAGGCAATCACAGGCACCGGATGGACGTGGTCGGCTCTGGACGCCGTGAGAGCTGAACCACCCCGCGCTACGCCGAGCGGCTGGGGGGTCTCGTCGGCGAGGTTCGCGGTTCCGTCCGCTCCACGAGGGATGGTGAAGTTCAACGTCACCGTGCCGCCGCTCGCCACCGTGTCGATCTTCGCAGACGAGCCAGCGGAGCCAGTTGCCACCGTTCCGACTTGTACCGTCGTGAACGGGCCACCCGGCCCCTGCGGCCCCTGCGGGATGACGAACGAAATCTGCTGAGACGGAGCTGCGCCCGTGATGGTCACGGCAGCGGTCGTCCCCGTCGTGACTCCTGCAACGCTCAGTGAGTTCGCCGGCCCCGCCGGCCCCACGTCTCCCTGCGGCCCTTGGATTCCAGTTGCTCCTTGAGGCAGCACCAGATTCAGCGTCTGCGTCGGTGCCGTGCCGGTGATCGTCGCCGCGGCGTCAGGCCCAGTGATAACCGTGCCGATCTTGAGCGACGATACCGGCCCCGCCGGCCCCTGCGGCAGCACAAACGAGAGCGACTGAGACGGGGCCGATCCCGTGATACTCACGGCTGCCGTGGCACCCGTGGTGACGCTACCAATCGACAGCGAGTTCGATGGGCCAGTTGCTCCTGGCTGAAGCACAAACGAGAGCGACTGAGACGGTGCCGATCCCGTAATGCTGACGGCCGCCGTCGCGCCTGTGGTGACGCTGCCAATCGACAGCGAGTTCGCTGGCCCCACCGGCCCCTGCGGCAGCACGAATGAAAGCGATTGAGACGGAGCTGCCCCCGTGATGCTCACGGCAGCCGTTGTGCCAGTGCTCACGCTACCGATCGACAGCGAGTTCGCCGGCCCCGCCGGCAGCACAAACGAGAGCGACTGGGACGGTGCCGATCCCGTGATGCTGACGGCCGCTGACGTTCCAGTGCTGACGCTGCCGATCGACAGCGAAGTCGCCGGCCCCGTCAGGCCAGTGGCCCCGCGAGGCAGCGAGAAATTGAATTTCGCGGCGAATGCCGAGCCGACGTTCGTGACGGTCGCCGTCTGGGTCGCGTCGATCGTCGTGACCGTTCCAGCCTCGATCGTCGCCGCCGCACCGCCGCCGCCGCCGCCTTGGGCTCCGACATTGACGTTGACCGTGTCGCCGTTACCCACGACGCTGTTGATGCTCGTCGAGCCGACGACGACAACGCTGATTTCGCTCATGGGGCCACCGCCGTGACGCTGCCGCTAATGATTGTTCGGGTGATCTCGCCGGGGGCAATCCAGCGGAGATACCAGCGGTATGTCTGCGTCGGCGACAGCAGCTTGGTCTGCGCCTCAGAGAGTCCGATCACCATCGACCCCGTCGTCGGGTCTGGTATGCCGATGGTCGGCTGCGTGATCGTAGTGCCGACGCCGCTCAAGGAGCCAGCGCCACCGCCCTCAGTGGTCGTGTCGCTTTGATAGATGTAGCTTTCCCAGGAATAGCCTGAAACATTCCGCTGGAGCGAAATGGAAATATTCCATTCATCTCCGCGAACCGCTCGCAAATTTAATTCACCTGGGAGCAGCGTGAAATCAGGCAATTTTCACCTCAGTTCGTGGCCGATTCGCCAAACTGGCCCGACTTCTTAACAACCGCCTGCTTGATCTCTCGCTGGTCGGTCGCAATCGCCTGGAGGGTTTCCGCCTGCTTGAACTGGGTCTTGCCGATCTCGTCCAGAGTCTCTCGAGTTGAGTCCAGAAACTCGGTGTGAGACTTCACAATTGGCACTACAACCGTGCCGTGGAGCGTCACCGCGGCCTCTCGCATGAACCAGATGGCGACGGCCAAGAGGACAAGGGGCACTCCGAAACGCTCGGCCACGCGGAACGCGGCCTCCACGAAAGATTCGCTGCTCATCTGCGACTCCGCGACGACGAAAGATAGGCCGGTAGCCTATTCTAAATTGTAGCAGCGAAGAGCTGGCGTCTGAGGTCATCCAGAGAGCCGGAGTTGTCGATGGTTCTGGCGATCATGTGGTCGCTCACCCCCGCCTCGCTCTGGTGGGCAGCGGCCTCGTCGGCAAGGCACCGCCAGCCCGGTCGGGCTACCCGCCACACCTCGCCGCCCGCGTCGATGACTGCCTGGGCCTCGTTGTCGAACCGCACGTCGGTGATGACGACGCCGCGCCCGACGGCCATCTCAGGCTTTGCTCGTTCCATCGTGATGCGAATCCAGATTTCTGGATGAATGGTGCCGCGCCCCCACTCGGTGCCGAGCGTCTGGAGCATCTGCCTGGGCGACTTTCCGAGCCACGGGATGATGGCCTCTTTCACGTCGCGATCCTTGAGTCTGGCGATCGGCAGACCAGTAATTGTCGAAAGACACTCGTAGAGCGGGTCGGCGAATGCCATCTGCACGAGCGCGCCGCCGTCGGAATCCAGAAGGAATTCTGCCACAGTGTTCTTTCCTGCCCCAGCCGGCCCGCAGAGTCCAATCAGCATGAGAAATCCCTCCCGTCGAAACGAACCGTGACCCCCACCGTGTCTGCCAAGAGTCTCTGGCTCACGCACGCCTCGGCCAGAATCTTTTCAGCAAGCTCCACCTTGAGCAGCCATCGCCCAGGCGTGGCGTTGCGGAGGGCGATCAGGCCGACGACTTCCTTGATGCCCGCCATGACGATCGCCCTGGCACAGTCAGTGCAGGCGAACCAGGGGCAGTAGAGTGTCCCGCCGGCCGTCGCCGCACCCGCCGCGGCGGCCTTGTAGATCGCCGCCCTCTCGGCGTGCTCAATGAAGTCGTACTTGAACGGCCGCTCGAGCCGGTGCGAGGGGCGGGCCACCCCAGGCGGGACGCAGTTGGCGGCGTAGACGGTCTGGCGGCTCGTCACGAGCACGGCCCCGTTCTGAGTGTCTTTGTCGTGAGAGTGCTGGACGGCATAGCGGCAGGCTTCTCGGAGGTAGTCGATGTCGGTCATTTTGTCGGCCCCGCGACGTGCATGGCGGTGAGGCCACCCTCGGGGAGGTAGATGAAGGTTTCCATGCCTCGCCGAGAGCCCAGGTAGCCACTGGCCGCGTGCCACTCGTCGGCAGGGGCGATGCTGGGGGCAGTCCGCAGGGTTACAGAGTCCTCTGATGCGATCATCTTCTCGGCGGCCTGCCCGTGCAGATGGCCCGTGTGGTATTCCCGATACCAGCACTCAGCCCACTGCTTCGATGCCTCGATCGCCATCAGTGCTGGAAGTCGCTTTCGTGCGCGATCCCCGTGTGTTGCACCCAGTAGCGTCCCGCCCCATGAGACGTACTGCCGGCGGGTGTAGTCATTCGACACCGCCACTCGCTCATCGTTGCGGAACCGCTCGCACAGGATTCGGCGAAACGCGGTCGACAGCATTTCGTCGTGATTGCCTGGAACGACGAGCACGTCGGTCTGAGCTGTTCGAGAAGCACGCTCGACAACCCCGATCAGAGCGCTGCACCCCGTGTTCCAGACTTTCTGAATTCGCCCGTCGTTGTCCTGGGGAGTCCCTGCCGTCGTCGCTCCCGCTGGGCCGTCGGAGTTGAAGAGGTCGCCGAGGAACAGGATCGTCCGTTTCGCTGGCTTGTAGGAGTCGCCGATGTCGATTAGCTCGTCCGTTGTTTCTCGGATGATCGTCTCGGCGATGTTCACGTCGAAGTCAGAATCACCAGTCGATTTTGACCAGCAGTACCTACCAATATGGGCATCCGCGATTACCAGAACTTGCCAGAGGTCGCCTCGATCTTTCTTCTTGATTGCTTTCTGCTTCGTCCTGGGCAGATTGGCACCCGCGATCATCGCCTCGACAGCTTCTCTGATACCTGGGCCAGCCTTGGGCTTGAGACGCACCCACACGCGGTGCAGCTCGGTCACGGTCGGCTCGCCATCGTCGCCGGCCGTCGCGACTTCCCATTTGGTCGCTTCAGATGCAGCTACATCGTAGGCCCGCATATCAGCTTCGATGTGCTGAAGGAGGTCTTCGACCGTCTTGATTCGCCGGCTCGTCGAACGCGCCTCGAGCACGTCGCCCTCGCGCCGCTGCGATACTTGTTCCGCGTCGGCGGCCGGCTTCGGCGTGGCGGCGGCTGCCGCGGCCGAGAGGATGTCGCCTGTCAGCCCTGCGTCAGCCATCTTTGCACCTGTCGCCATTTGGAGGGTGTGTAACCGCGTGCCGTGAGCTTCTCGACGATCGTCTTCGCCATCTGGCTGGCCGAGACGCCGGTCGAGCCGGAGGTCTTTCGCCACTGATCACGCACCGCCAGAACGGCGTCTTGATGCTCGCTTGACAGACCTTGGAACCAGCTTTGGTTTGCTGGCGACGGCTTTGCGCTTTCCAGAATCTCCGCTGCCAAGTCCATCCGGCTTCTCCTTGAGGTGAATCCACCCGTCGTCGTCTGGAATGCCGCCCCCCTCGACCTGTTCGTCGTCGTCATCGGAGAAGACGAAGTCTTTTGGTGGTTTCGGCATGGCCTACAGTCTCTCTTAGTAGTCTGTGGGGGTCAATGCTGGTTCTTGCGTGCATTCTTGATAGCACGATTTACTAGGAATCTGCCAGCAGCGTCCAGAAACGGCAGGCCGCGTTTTTCCGCCTGGACTCTAAGGTGAGCCACGATCTCGTCCATGCGAAGCTCGCATTCATCGCAGCCCCAGGCGTTCATCTGATGCGCCATCGCATTGCAGGGGCATGTGTCGGTTGCTGTGATTCTAAAAGGCCACCCCGCCAGGAGCTTTTTCAGCTCCGCGCCTGGGCCGTTCGCCATCCTGACCAGCTCGCTGAAGTCGCTTTCCTTGGGCGACAACCTTGAGCTAAGAGGGAATGCGGCGTGGCTCGTATCTATCGTCCACAGGTCTCCGTCTTGCGACACAACGCACGGCATAACCTCGTCAAGAGAGTAGCCGCGCTCCTCGCAGCGGGATTCAAGGTGCATTCTGTGACATTTGACTATGGCAGGGGATTGCATGGGTTTGGTGCGCAAGGCACTCCTTGTCCTAAAAATACTTCGCCGCTTCCGCTGCAAGCGCACGGCCTGGTTTGCCTGCAAATGACCCTGTTGCTACAGCACGCGCCAGACTGACCGCACTTGCCTTCGCATTCCTGCTGGGTTGAATACCGCGAGCCATCGGTTTTGCCGTGAATGACGCTGCCACCACCGATCGGTAATTCGTCCGCTTTATAGCAAGGCATTTTATGGTATCCAGTAACTATTTGCTGATGGTTACGTCAACGCAGGCGTAAACGCTCCACTGCCTGCCAGCGCCAGTTACTTTTATTGCAGAGCCATTTCGGAGTAGCTCAAAGGCCGCCCGAATATCAAACCGCCGCCCTACGTTGGAACAAATGTCATAATCACCCAAGAAGACGCCCTCCATGCTCATGTCGCCGCCGGAAAAAAAGAACCAGTAGAATGTGCCCAGCGTTGGCGGCCAGCGGCCAGCGGTCATCCTGATGCTGACGCCCTGGGAGTAACTGTAGTTCACGCAGTTGCCAGCAATTGCGCCTTCAATCAATCGATTTGTTCTCGGCTCAAGTCGCTTGAACGGCCCGTATACGTCTTGCTTCAGGGAGTAAGACCCTTCAATGGTGGCAAATCGAAAAAGGTCTGGCGGTGCGTACAGTCTTCCGCCTGAGAATTCACCGCCAACGTCATTTTGATCGCAATAACGAAGATTACTGAACGCGAGTGTAATAGAGCTGGGTGGTGTACTACCGTTTGGACAACAACAGTCAACACATAGCCAGCCGGGGTCGCAGCAAGGACACGCCATGTCAAATCTCCAGAGATATGAAGGTGGCCGTGTAAGTTCCTGTCATTATCGTTGCGGTCTCCGTTTTGGCCGAGGCCAGAATCGTCGCGGATTGCGTGTTCGCCAGCGACACGATCGTCGCGGTCTGCAACGCCCCCGCAGTCCTGAAAGTCGTCGTCGTGGGGTCGTTGGCGACCTTGAACGTCGTCGTCTGCGGGTTGTTGGCGACCTTGAACGTCGTCGTCTGCGGGTCGTTTGCCGTCTTGATTTTTGTCCTAGCGGTATTGACTGTGATGCTACAGTTAGAGGTATTTAGATAGGCGCTGACGCTTGCAATAATATCGACCTCGGAAACAGACGACACATACGTTAGGGACTTCTCTGTGACCGAACTGACGTGCGTGAGTGACAACTCCGTGATCGAACTGACGTGCGTTATCGTCCTTTCCTCACCTGCGCCAGCGAAGTTTATGGTCTTAGTATCTGCGGAGCTAATGAATGTTATTGTTTGTGGATTAGCCGCGCCTATGTAAGTGATGTCCCGCGTGGCCGTTGCCATGATCGCCGTCTTCGACGACATCTGGAACGAGACGAGATACCACTGGGTGCCGTCTTTGGCGATGTTGACGATGCGGCTGGTCGCAGTGCTCTGCGGAGACGGCAGGCTGACGAGCTTGTTCAGGACGCTGACGGTGTTTGGCGTGCTGGTGATGCCGTAGAACTTCACGCTCTTGGAGGAATCGATGGGCCATGCGCCGGTGGCCGTGCAGACGCGGAAGACTTTTGGCGAAAAGCTAGTGCCGCCGTCTTCCAGCGCAGTCGGAATGCGGCTTATCGGCCCACCGAAAGGGATGGACTCCACCTTCGCGATCGTGCTTTTCAGCTTCTCGCGGAGACTCTCTCCGATAAGGTATTTGCCGTCAGGCATTAGGAGAACCACCGAATGCCGAAGTTGGAGAAGTTGCTTCCGAACGCCATCTCTGGCTGGATGCAGATGCGGTTGATCAAAACCTTCTGGGATATCGGAAATGCTCGCGTGTTCCGCGGGGTGCCGTCGTCATTGAGCGCCACGGGCTGCGCGGATGGCCTCTGAGTCCATCCGCCTTGGCTTGCGGGAACCGTAACCATCGCCCTTGTTCTTTTGGTTTGAGTTCCAAAAGCGTATGTTTGTGGAGTTCCTTCACTGTTAAGCTGAACTTTTCCGCTCTCGTCATGCTGAAGAGTCAGGGATTCGATGTCAACTTGATCTGGAGACGACAGGCCGTAGTTAATGATATTAAACCCAGTCTGCGGCACGGCCATGTCCCATCCGATTGCCTGAAAACCATCTCGCGTGATCGTCCAGTGCGCTCGCACGGCAAAGCAGAATGTCACCTTGAACCCGCGAAACGTCGTGTCGCCGAACTGCTCGACCACGGCGCTCGAGGAAATACTTTGCAGCATACAGCAGTGAATCCCGACTGAGAGATTGCTGAAGTTGAATGCGTCACTGTTCACATAGCCGCAGTAGGCGAGCAACTGGCTCATGTCGCTATAGGAATACTGGTCGATGTTGATGTTCACGACCGGCTCAAGCCGCGTCACGCCGTCAACGAGATCGCCGACTGGGTTGACCGCTGGAATCCATGAGCCAGACACGCCGCCCGACACAGGCGCTCCGCCCCACGCTGCGATCTCTGTCAGCGACGTAGTCATCGAATAGAGCGCGGGCCGCTGAGTCGGTGGTTGCCGCCCGGGGTCTGTGCCGCCGATGCCTGCGGTCGTCCGATATTGAGCCGTGACGATCCGCACCATGCGGCTCTCGCCGTCTGCCTTGACATCCAGGCTGACGCACGGGATCGGGTTAGCCGACCCAAGCGGGTCGCCGATGTTGACGCCGACGGCCTGCGAGATGATGAACGCCTCGTCTGGCGAGTTAAGGAGAATCTTCCACGTTCGCGTTGCCTGATCGGCCAGCGAGCCGCCTTCCGCGCTGCGGCTGAAGGATTTGCCCTGCGCGAGTTCGGTAACCATCTTGGGCATTAGAGGAGGACTCCTGGGTTGTTGGCCTTGAGGTCGTTCCTAATGTCCTCAAGGTATCCCGACTGCTTCTTCAGCTCTGCCAAATTCACGTCCTTCGCCGAGTCGTCGCCTCGAATGAGGCGAGTGAGTTCGCTGGCACCCTGGCTCGTGGATACGTCGGAGACGTTGAGGGCAGCTCGGGACGGGCCTTGGAGCATGGCGGTCTGCCGCTCGTCTTGGAATCCCTTGAGCATGGGGGCGACGGATTCCATCTGATTTCGGAATGCTTGTCGGAGGAACTTGTTCGGGTCTTCGCCGGCCGCTCTCATTTGGGCGGCGCGTTCGTTGATGTCGGCCCCTGCGCCTTCGGTGTATTCCTTGCGGAACCGCTCGCGGTCGGTCAGGCCGAGGTCGCGCCCGCGGAGGGCGCGGTCTCGTTGGTTCTGGGCGATCCGCTCGTCGTCGATGGCCTTTCGTTCGTCGCGGGTGCCGGCGTCTATGGCACCCTCGTTCTCGCCGCGCATCCTGCGGTTCTCTTCCTGAATGCGATCTCTCTCTGCTATCTCTAGGCCGGTTAGCCCCCCCTTGGCCTCCTTTTCGGCTAGATCAGCCAAACGCCTGTCATTCGCCGCGATCGATCTGTTGTTAGCCGCGACGGCCGGGTCTTTATCAATCTCTTTTCGCCGATTGTCCAGATTGTCCTGCAACTCCTGGGCGCGCTGGCGGTCGCTGCGGAGCCGTGCATCGGCCTCGTCTCGCTCGCGTCGGTTCTTCTCGTTGGGGTTATTGATGTACCGCTGCTCGGCCTCTGCCGCCTGCCGCTCGCTGTCGGCGATGATTTGATTCGTGGCATCCATGCGCCGCTTGAAAGTCGGGTCTTCGGCGGCTCGCTGACGACCCTTTTCAAGCTCCTTCTCGCGAGCCAAGATGCCGTTGTTGATGGCGTCAAGCTGCTTGCGTTCGGCCTCCGTCAGCCGGGTGGTTATCATTTCACGCTGCCGGATCAGCTCGATCTCTCGCTTTGTCGCGGCATCCAGCTCCGCGCTCTCTGCCTGATTGAGACCGCCGCCGATCCTGTCTTTTGCCTCAAGTTCTTGACGGCGTTGATTAATCTCCTCGAGTTCGCGGTTGACCGGCCGCATAAACGGGCTCTGCCGAATCGCGCGACGACGATTGTCCACGTCTGCCTGGGCGATTCCGACCGCTGCTCGGTCGTTGATCAACCGCTCCTCTGCCGCGTCCCGTGCCTCGCGGCCGCCGGCACGCAGTGGGTTCTCCTCGAACGCCCGCTGCGCTGCATCCGCGCCCTGCTCGGATCGCTGCAACGCCGAATCGCCGATTTTGCGAATGCGGGTCAGTGCGGCCTCGATGCCAGCGGCGGCCTCGGCCAAGGCGGCGGCGGCCTCGGAGGCTTTCTGGGAAAGCTCAAGGCTAGCTCCAGCGGCGCTGCTTGCGGCCTCTGCGGCTCTCAGGTCTGCTTCGGCCTTTTCGACGGCAGCGTCGGCAGCCGCTGTGTCGCCGCCGGCATCCATAACTTTTTGCAGCTCTGCCCTGGCGTCCCTAAGTTGCTGCTGCCTATCACCGACGCTTGCTGCGCTCCTCTCCACGTTCCGGCGTGCCACAAGCTCTGCGTCGGCCGCCGCGCGGCCTCTCGCGATTAGGCCCGCGCGTTCGTTCCTGAACCGCTCGTTGCCCTCGAGCGATGCCGTCGCTTGAGTGAGCCGCTCGCCGCCCATCGACCGACCAAGACGCACTTCCCTGGCTCTTGATTCCGTTTCGGCCTGCTTGATGCGGACTGCGGCAACTTGCTTCTCGGCGTCCTTCGCCAAGGCTTCTCGCTGCGCTGGATCGCTCGTCTCTGCCGCCATCTCAACCGACCGCGCGAGTTTTGCATTCGCTTCCGTCAAGTCTGAGGCAAGCGAGTCAAGCTCTTGCTGGAACCTTGCAGCCCCTGGGACGCCGCGGCTAATCGCGTCGGCAACATCTTCTTGAGACTCGCGAATGAATCGCGCGGCCTCTTCTGACGCAGACGCAACCTTCAGGGCCATGTCGTCAATGGCCTTCTGGAACGGCGATTCAAGCTGGTCTAGGAGCGACTGGAGTCTGCGAACGGTCTCGCCGAAGCCGTACTCTCCCCTGTCGGCCTGCGGCTGCAACTGGCCGATAAGTTTCTCAATGACATCTCGCTGCGACGAATACGAGTCATCGACCCCTGCCGTCATTTCTCTAGCGCGGCGCTCTCGCTCTTCTTGAGGAACGGCCTCGCGGCCGGTCGTTGTTCTACGAGTCTGTGGGATGTTCCTAAGAACTTCCTGAAACAACACTTCGCGAAGCTGGCCCGCTCCGTTTATCTCGCCCGTACCAGACCTTACGCCGATATTCGGGGCGGCGGGAAGCTGCGGCGGACGGTTCGCAAGAACCCTCGGCAAATCCCGGTTGATTGCCTCGGCCTGTTGAATTCGCCGCGACAGGCCGATGCGAACCCCTTGGTCTGTTTCTGTCTCAAGCTGCTTCCTGTCTCGGGATATGTTCGCGGCGTTCGTCTGGAAGCCCACGTCCGTTGCAGCAACACGCCCCTCGCGAAGCTCTCTTTGCTTCCTGCGGATATCGGACACGCCTTGCCCGAACTGCCTGCCAGAATCACCGCCCGCGGAGAGCGTGCTTCGGGACACGGCGTCTCCCAGAGACCTAAACGCCTGTGCGAGTTCTTCAACAAGACTTTTCTGGCGGGCCAGGGAGTCGTTGAGCGCCTTGGTTTGGTCTTCTGCCGAACGCCCGTTGTTTGCGAACCTGACAAGGCCCACGGCTACTTGACCGGCCAAGACCGCCCCAAGGCCGACGAATAGCCCCGTTGTGCCGCCCAAAACAAAGGCAAGCTGCGTCACGTTGTTGCTGACGGCCCGCAGCTTCTGATCGATGCCGCCGGTTGAAGACATGAAGTCGTCGATCGCGAATGCGGCTTGATTAGCAGCGAGCGACAGATTGTCGAAACCACCGCGTCCAACGTCGCCGGCACGTTGCATATCGCGACGGATGCGGTTGACGCTGCCGCCACCGGCTTGAGACGTTGCGTTAACAGCGGCGGCACGCAATCGATCAATTCGCTGTCTTGTCGCTGGCTCATCTCGAGTTCCTGCTGCCATCGCCTCTGCGATTGCGTTTCGCAGCGCATTAAACGCAGCCACTGCGGGGCCGCGCGCCTCCGCTTGCGTCCTACCGAGAGCACCCTGCAATGCCGTTAACGCCGCAACTTCTCCTTGAAGGGCACGCTGATCAAGGCCCAGCCTAATCCCAGTGACTCCTTCGCCGCCGAACGACTGCGCGAAGTTCATCGCCGCCGACGCCCGCGAGGCATCTTGCGTCAGGCGAACGAGACGCTGTCGCGCTGCTTCGATTTCGCCGGCAATGGGAACCGCAGCCGAATTCAGACGCATGAACTCCGCCTCGGCCTCGCGAATGGCCGGGACGAACCTAACCCGAAGCGGCTCGGGGAGCGTGTCGATGACGCTCTTGAGCGACGTGATGCTGTTCTGAAGCACGCCAAGCTGTCGAGCAGGAGCCTCGATGTCCATGCCCAGCGTAAGGCCCGTCGTTCCGCCAAGCTCGGCGGCCTTTTCTGCCTGTGCCCTTCGTATAAGAGTGGCGATCTCGCCGTCGGCCACCCTCTCGGCCAGGGCCAGACGCTCCTGCTCTGCCGCCTTTGCAGCTTGATTGACCCTGATTAGGTTCGCGATCTCGCCGTCAGCGGCCTTTTGCGACTGAGCAAGACGCTCCTGTTCGGCAGCCTTTGCTGCCTGCTCTCTCCTGATGAGCGTGGCGATCTCGCCGTCTGCGACATTCTGCGACTGCGCAAGTCTCGCCTGCTCCGCGGCCTTTGCCGCCTGTTCTCTCCTGATGAGAGTAGCGATCTCACCGTCGGCGACACTCTGTGCCTGGGCGATTCTTGCCTGCTCCGCTGCCTTTGCTGCCTGCTCTCTCCTGATGAGCGTGGCGATCTCGCCGTCGGCCACTCTCTGCGCCAGAGCCAGCCTTTCCTGCTCCGCTGCCTTGGCTGCCTGATTGACTCTGATAAGAGTGGCGATCTCACCGTCGGCGACACTCTGTGCCTGGGCGAGTCTTGCCTGCTCTGCCGCCTTCGCGGCCTGCTCCCGCCTGATGAGGGTGGCGATCTCGGCGTCAGCCGCGGCGGCTGCTCTCCTGCTCGCGTCAGCTTCCGTTTGGATTCGGCGTTCTATCTCGTCATTCAACTGCCTCTGCGCAGCGATCTGAGCTTTGTACGCGGCAGTCGCCGCCGCCACATCGCCGTTTCGCGACAGCTTTGCCTTCTCAAGAGCAGAAGCAAGCCGCTCGGTCTCGACCGCAGCCGCGCGTTGCTGCGAGACAAGCTCTGCATAGCCTCTAATTGACTCGGGCGGCAGCTTGCCGATGTCAGACTGAATCGATGCCGATCGCCTCGTTTCGGCGACCATTTCTGGCCGCTGAAAAGCCAGCTCTCTGCCTGTCGAAAGCCCCGCAACGAGCGAAGACGCCTCCTTGAGCCTAGACATCGCCGCGGTCGTGCGGTCGATCTTCGCGGCAACAGCGTCAAATCGCTGCTCGCTGACTTTCCCGGTTCGATTGATCTCGTCTGCGAGCGACTCGGCGGCCTTCTGCGACGATATCAACGCTGGCAGGAAAGCCCCTTGAATCTCCGCTGGGAGTTTTCCGAAGGCTTTCGCGGCAGCCGCGAGTGGCTTGTTTATCTGCTCCGTCGCGGAATACAGAGCCTGCATCCGCCCCACGGCGGTATTGATGTCTTTGTCGGCAAACCCGCGAAACGACAGCTTCCTCGTCGAGATCGCCGTCAGCGCCCGCTCGAGCTTCTGCGCATCGGTGTATATGCCACGAAGCGCAGACGATGAGCCCGCTTGGGCGCTGGTCAGCGATCCCTGCATACTGCTCGCGAACTTCTGGACATCTTTCGCGGCAGCGTTGAGCTTGCTCTGAAAGTCAGCCGTGTTCGCTGAGACGACAGCGCTGATTTTGCCGAGGTAGCCGCTTGCCATCGATTCATCCCTGGATTGGCGTGTTCAGTTTCATCAGCTCGGCCATCAACTGCTGCTGCGATTGCTCTGGCTTGACGACAGTTGGGATGAACGCGGCCTCGTCTGGGATGTCGTGCTTCTTGTAATTCCCAGACGACGCCATGATCACCCGGCACAGTCGCGCCGTCTGGCCCCAAGGGTCAGGCAGCGGCCATCGCTGATCGAATGCGTACCACTCGGCGATCTCCTTGCTGTCAACCTCCTGCAACAGCTTTTTAACGCTCATCCCCAGAGTTGCGGCTAGGCGGAAGTAGAAACGTCGCTCGGGGCGGCGGGCGAATCTTCCCCCAGGCCATCCACGGCCTCCTGCGTGAAGGCGTTCAGCTTCCAGCCGGCCTCGAACAGTCGATTGATCACGACCGACGACTTCTTCCCCAGAACGTCAGCCTCGTCGTCGCTGAAGAGCCGCTCGCCGTCCTCGTCGCACAAGGCGAGCAGGAGGAAACGAATGCGAAACGCCTTCATCTTCTGGTCAGCGTAGGACTCCTCGAAACGATCGCGGTCGGTGCCGGTGAGAACACGAAGAAACACGTCACCTTTCCACTCGGGAACGGCGAACTTCTCCTTGCGAACGTCATCGACAGCCAGGATGCTTTTACGATCAAGTGCCATTTCGATCTGCTCCAAAAAAGTGCGTGCGGTGCGGCATCCTGCCGACTATGCGCCTGTGTAGTCAGTCATAAGAAACTTGAGAGAACCGCGAACCAACTCGCCAGACTGTGCAGACACAGTTGCTGATTCGCATATCACGCGGCGGCTGATGCTGTATCCCGGCGACGTGAACGTCAGGATGCCAGCCAGCTTCACAAACGCCCAGGGGTCGGCGTTGATGGTCAGGAAGTCCACAGTTATGGTGCCGCCGGATTGTTCTCCGGTCGGCACCATAACTGTGTATCCGCGGCCAGCACCAACGCCGGTCATGTTCGTGACCTCGGCCGTGGGCATCTCCACGGAGATGCCGGTCAGCGTGCCGCTGAAGCCCAAGAAGGAGAACGTCGCGCCGTTTGCGGTGGCCCCGGCCATGTCGGGTCACCTCCAGAGCGTTAGGCCACCCGCCAAGTCGCACTGCCCTTGATAAGGTCGCCGAGGGCTCCGCTGACAGTCGAAGACTGAAGCGTTGCGCCGCCCGTGAACGAGACAGGGCCGCTGATCGAGATCGATCCGGTCTGGGCCGAGACAACCGTCGCGCCGATGTAGTCGCAGGAGATTTCTCGCTGAACGAAAGTCGGGACGTACTCGCGGCGGCCGCCTGGAGCGATGCCGAGGTGCGAACCGTCAGCGTTGTCGATCGTGTCGTTGACATTGAAACTCGTGATCGTGAGCGTCGTGCCCGCGTAGGTCATCGACACGCCCATTGCAGCAGTACCGGCCATAGTGCGCCTCCTTGCGCTAGAGTCTTATTCAGTGGCCTCTGACCACCGAATCTGAAATAGTTGTCGTACCTCGTATGCGGGAGGGAGCTGGGCTCCCACGGCTGCCGGGTCTAGATAGTCATCCGTTTCCGAAACGAGCCGTATATCACTAATTGTACTGCCCGCGAGGGTGCCGGTGCGTCCATCCAAAGCAATTCTCACCTCGTCTGCAAGCTCGCGTGCCGCGTCGTAGTAGAGAGCCCAGGAGGCGATCTGAAGATGAACAACAGGCTGATAGAGAGGCCCGACAAGGCTGGAGTCTCTAGTAATGTTATTCCGCTTATAGACGCAAAATGGCAGCACGGCGGTCTTTGGTACGGCAATCGGAAACACTTGAAAGCCCACAAGCCTCGCCACCGCGGGGGTGGTGACAAGCCTCTGAAAAACGTGCTTTTCGGGCGAGATGATCATTGCGTGAGCCTCGCCAGCGTGTTTTCGATGGCGGCCTTCAGCGTGTTGAATACGGCCCCCTGCTGCTCGTCAATGGTTTTTTGCATCGCGTGCTTCGCTGGCATCGCCGGGTAGGTATCGCCTGGGTGGAGCGTGATCGGGTGCATCTTCCCGTTGGTGTACCCGAAGTCGTGCGGGTATCCCTTGCCCATGCGGGCCTGCCGCGTTGCTTCTTTGATGCTGCCCATCAGAAAGTAGTAGCCTCTCGACATATTTGCGAACTGCTGATTGTTCGCCGACGAGTGCCGTCGCATCTTCCCGTTGATCAACTGATGGACGTTGAGGTACGTCCGACGCCCCTTCGTCCCAGGCTTACGGCGGTCGGTGCCCCATTCGACGAGCCATGCGTGGTTGCCCGAACCGTCTTTTTCTGTAGCGCTTCCTGTGCCAGTCTGCCACGGGCCGACGATAGCGACCGCGGCGGCGTCGTAGGTTTTCGTCTTGATCCTGACCGACTTCTTGAGATTGCCTGTGGCGTTTCCAACCTTGGCTCGATACCCACGCCTAATATGCTCGGCGGCCTTTTTTACCGCATCCTCAAGAGCTTTCGGCTCGCCCATCTTGGCGGCAATCGCCTGCAACTCCTCCGCCAGCTCGCGGATGCCAGCCGTCTTGACCGTGACGAAGCCTTCGGCGAGCGACTTGCCCGTCTGGCCGCCGAATGTTCTGGGCGATCCCTGTCCTTGCGTAATCATGTCGCCTCCTCCCTCGCCAGTATCTCATGGATCGAGCGAGCCTCTCGCTCAAGCACGCTGGATATCTCCATCACGCGGCCGCGCCACATAAGGCGATGCTGGTGCGTGATGCCGGGGAAGAATCGGATGCGAATGCGGTGGGTGACCAATGCTCCGGCCTGCTGGGCTGCGAAGTAGTCGGCTGCCCTAACGCCCATGACGCTGGCGTAGACCGTGGCCTCGTCCTCCCAGGTCAGAGTCGTCTCGCCGAACGCGCTCTGCTGATCCACTGGCCTCTGGATCGTCACCCGCTCCCGCATGGTGCCTGAGTTGATCATCGATCACCCCATCCATAGTGCGGTGTAGGTGCCTGATCCAGAGGGGGCCGATACCGTGATCGTCGCCGTCACCGGCAGGACTGCCAGCCGGCCGGCGGAGACGTTGATGCTGCCGGCCAGCCGCAGGACGCCCGCGCCTGTGTTCTTCACGACCAGCGTCGAAAGGGGCGTGGCACCGACGATCTGCACCGCAGCCGTGCCGACGCTGCCATTGATCGTCTGCGCCGTCGTCAGGGCAGGGGAGAGATGCTCGGACAAGTTGCCGATAGTCAGCGTCGTTTCGTCGACATCGTGGTATACGGCGTCGATGTCGATGCGGGCGCGAACGGTCATCGGTAGACCCCCTGGCTGGCGGCGGCGAGTAGCGTCTCGAACGTCTGCGGCACCGACTGGGGTGCCCCGGTGACAGCGGGCTGCCGCGTGTCATAAAAATGGGCCGTCAAAAGAAGGATCAAGTGCTTGACCACGGGCGGCGCGGACTGCCCGTCGTCGCCGTAGCCCGCCGAATACCGCACCGTCACCGAGTTCTCGTCGCCTCGAGTCGCCGGCCACGAGCGAGCCCACTGCGGGTAGATGCGGCCGGGGAGGACGCTAGCGTCGATCTGGAAGTCAGTGGCGCTCGAGAGCGTGCCGTAGGTGCCATCGCCAGTGCGGTAGGTCACAGTCACCGCACGATCCAGCATCGGCAGCCGGGGCAGGATGATCGCCCAGACCGGAAACAGATCGTACTTGACCTCCCAGACGGTCGTGCAGATCGTGATATCCAGAACGTCCTCTACATACTGCCTCGCGACCGCGATCAGCGACTGGATGTAGAGATCGTCGGCGTCCGTATCGACGCGGCAGTGCTGCTTGGCGACGGACAGACTGACCGGCTCCACGGCCGGCGACGTGATTCGCCGAAGACTGCGATACGGCGTGATCGTCGGCGTCGGGTTCTGCGGCGTGCCGAAGATAATCGTGTCCATTATCGCCTCTTCTTCTGTACCGTCTTGGTTGTCATGTCAGCCCGCTCGACGGCCACCGGCGCGGCCTCGGCCGTCTCGACCTCCTGAATCAGCCCTCGCCGAATAAGGATGTCGCACATCCCAGGAGACCAGTCGTCGAAGACTTGCCCCTTCTCGTAGCAGTCGAAGCTCTGGAGGATGCGGATTCTCAATTGACTTGCCCCCAGGCGTCTTCTGGTGCCTTCTGGCCGCTGTTCCAATACTCCGTCGTGTGCTGCTGCACCTTGCCGCCCTCGGCCTTCCGCGAGGGCCATGTGACCATCAGCTCGGCGTGGCCGACGCTGACGTGCGTTGCCAGCCCCAGCTTGTTCCCGCACGCGGCCCAGCTTTTCCAGAAGCCGATATCCTCGTCGGTATGCCCGCCAGACCACTCGCCGTCGGCATTCGCCTTGGCAATGAACCAAGGCTTCTTCATCTTCTTGAGAGCCGCTGTTCGCAGGAACGTCAGTCCGAAGTGGGCCGTCTCGACCGGCTGGACTACCTTCTGAAAGAAGTCGCCGTCCACGGTTGTCTTCGCATCCACGTCACTTCCCGCCAGGGCGAACATGACCGCATTGGCCTCCCGCTTGGTCTGGAGCGGCGCGATGGCGTCGTAGCCAGAGTGGAGCAGCAACGCCAGCAACGCCTCGACCGTCTTCGAGCTGAAGACCGTGTCGTAATCGATGGTCAGGATGACATCGTTGTCGTCGATGACCTGTTCCATCGCCCGCTGAAGACACTGGCCCCAGTAAGCACCAGTCACCTTGATGGGGCTGATGCCGTGTGGGGCCAGGGCCGACGAGACACAGAAGAAATTGTCAGTGAACCCAAGTCGCGGGGTGCTCATCACCGCCGCGACTTTGATTTCCGCTTCGACGTTACCGACACGAATCAGCATGGATCGCTCCTAATATGGAGCGGGCGCGCATCCATGCGCCTTTGTCGGCCGTCGTGGCCGTCCCGCAGTTCGGGAATCAGCCTCGAATCCAACCGATGCAACCAGCCTCGGCAGCAGTCGTCGGGGCATCGCCACGGGACAGCCGAGCCGACACGACAGTGTTCACGCTGACCGCGGGGGTCGCCGTGACCTTGAGGTATCGCTTCCGAGCCTTCGTGTCGACATCGAGCTTCACGATGGCGGCCGACGCGGTGTCGGTCACGGCCGGGATCGCGAAGTCGGTGCCACCGACGAAGCCGGTGACGTTCGCGTAGGACGAGTTGTCATCCGACTCTTCGATCTTCAGGACGCTGGCGAACGCCGTCGAGGCGTTGCTGGCACGCATGACAGACACGCTGGCGTAGTCGTAGCCGAGCGAGTCGATCGTCAGGGTCACGGCACTCGTGCCGACCGAAGCCGGGACGGAGGCCACAACCTTTACATTCTGGGCGTGGATCATGGTCTAGGGGTTCCTTTCCTTGAGGTTTTGGTTGTTAGGCTCACGAGGCCGCGGTCTTGAGGGCAATCACAGGGCCAGCGGTCGTGTTGTCGCCCAGCGAGTGGTGGTTAATGTCGAAGCGAAGTGAGCCCTGGAGAAGGAGCTGGTCGGTCGTTGCGTACACTTGGTCGTACAGCTTGACCGAGAAGTCCCGGCGACGAGCGTAGATGCTCGACAGGCCCAGGTTCGCGAACAGCACCTTCACCTTGCTCGGATCGGAACCGAGCTGGCCGTCCATGACGTGGACGAGGTTCACCGGGTAGCCGAGGAACTGCTCGTTCACGCCGCCACCGACGGACTCCACCGTGTTGCCGCCAGCCGCGTAGCGGAGGCGAGCCATCGAGGCCGCGAAGCCGGCCGGCGAGATGTAGAACGCTGCACCCTGGCGAGCATACAGCGGCATCTTGCCGATGAGCTTGATGAAGTCGGTGACGGTCAGGCTTTCAAAGCCCGTTGCACCCGTGCCGGCGGTCTGGACGGACGCGGTGTGCGTGCCGTCGTTGATCTTCGGCACCACGCCGTGGATTCCGCCGAAGCTGGAGGTGCCGTCACCGAGCCAGCCGCACATATCCTGCTTGAGCGCCAGCGAGGTGCTGAACTCAAGCGCCACTGCGTCAGCGATCGACACGAGAGCGTCTTCGACGATCTCGCTCGACATCCGAGTTCCGACGGCCAGCTTCTTCGCGATGAGCTGCACGTTCGCGTAGGTCGGCTCGCTCTCGCTCACCGCGGTGCCTTCGCCCACAAAGTAGGCCGAAGTGCCAGTAACCCGCTTGGGGATCACGAGGGTGTCGCGGGTCATCGTGACCTTCTCGACGTTGCTCGCCGCGAAGGTGCCGTAGTTTTCGACGAGACGAATCACGCGGGCCGCAAACTCTTCCGGCACCAGAGCGCCACCAGACGAGTTGCTGTTCTCGCCCATCGCACGGCTCTCGACGCCGTGATCCTTGCACCAGCGGAGGTCGTCGGCGTTCTTGAAGATATGGGCTCGGAGCCAGCGACCGCAGCGATAGGCACTCTCGACAGCCTCGGGGCCGTCATTGAACGCCCGCAGGGTGGTGTGGTGAGGCTGGATCGAACGAATCTCGACCTTCTTATCCTCGACCTTGGCGGCCACTTCGGCGACGGGGGCCGGGGCGGGAGCGGCCTTCTCGACCACCGCACGCAGCTCGGCTTCCTTGGCGGCGATCCGCTCCTCGAAGTCGAGGGAGGTCTTCAGGTCGTCGGCCTGATTGCCGAGCGAGACGAGTTCCTTGGTCTGTTCGGCCGAGCGATCCTCGATACCGCCCAGTTCGGTCATCCGAGCGGCCACTGCCGCTGCACGTTCCTGGAGACGCTTGAGATTGGACGCCATGATTTGCCTGCTCCTTAGTTTTGAGCCGGCCAATCGCGGTGTGCGGCGGCCGGCGGGTGTACCCGCTAGCGCGCCGCGCTCCCGAATCCTCGAGACGCTCGCACTGCCCCCCACGACATCCGTCGCGGGGCAATGTGTCTACCTGTAGACTATCAACCCTTTGGAATGCTGTGCAACTGAGTGCGCAGAATTGTCGCCTTCAAGTTGGCGAGCTTCACTGCGATCTCTTCTGCTTGCTTCGCTGCCCGCACGTCCTCGGCAGCCTTCTCATCAACAGCCGGAGCCGGCTCGGGCTTCTTTTCTTCGCTCATACGCTCCTCGGGGATGATCCACAGTTTGCAAACCGCATCGGCAGCGATCTCGCCCTGCACGATGTAGCATCTGCCTTCCTCGCTCTCGAAGAAGACGCAGTTGCTGCACTTCTTGCCGCTCTCGGCGAACGGATTCTCCGTCATGTAGTGGGCGTCGTTCTGCGAGAACTGACCGTACTCTTCGGCGATCGCCTCATAGGACTCAGCCAGGGCGAGATTCGCGGGCGAGAGCATGGATTCGTACTCCTCGCCTTCGACGATGTCTCGCTCGCCAGCGGCTCGCTCCATCTGCGAGACCTTGGCCTCACTGAACCGCCACGCCGCATCTCCACCCCAAAGTTGCCACGCTGTGTAACCTGGGGCCTCAGCGCCGGCCTTGCTCCAGCCGGGTCGCTTGTCCACCTTGTGGCGACGGAACCACGCCCGCATCTCGCGAACGTGCTCGGGGGTCAGTTCCTCGCGGGCGGCGATCTTGCCGGCACGGGCAACAGTCTCCGGCTTGAGCCCGTCGCCCGATCGGCCAGCCTCGTGCAGGGCGAGGCCACGCTTCGCGGCGGCGGCCATGCCCGCGGTGGGCGTCAGGTTCACGTCGGAAGCGGCTCGCTCCTCGGCGGGAGCGTCGGCGACCGGGCTTTCAATCGCAGAGTCCACCGAAGGTGCTGCTTCTGGCTGCGCGGAAGCAGCACGCCGATCCACCCACTTCTGACCAGCGTCACCACCCGCCAGTTGCCACTCAATCCAGGCCGGCGTGCCCGACCAGCCCGTCGCTTTCGCCGCCAAACAGCGTTCGTAGACCTCGGCGAGGTACAAAACCTCTTCGACAGACACGATTTCGCGGTTCGCGAGCCTCTCGGCAACGCACAAGAGGCGAGAATCGACGTTTTCTGACCGCTGTGCCAGCTTCAGGCCGCGTTTCGCCGCGTTCGCCATCGTCTGGATGGGCCGGTGGCTCTCGCCGAGAGCCATTTCGATGGCTCGGCGGCTCACAACCACGCTGGAAGTGTCGTAAGCGGGCCGAACGACAGGCCCGACAT